TTATGAAAGCGATGTGGCTGAATAGTATCTCCATACTTATTGAACCAGTATGATGACTTTTTCACCTTGACTTGTCTATCGATGTGTCGCTTCTTTTGTTGGAATCTTCTCTGTCTTCTTTCTTTATTCAAGAATAATCTCCAAATAGTGTTCCACTTCTTCATTTGGTAGATAACTAGTCTTTGTTTCCGTCTCATAGATTTCAATCTGCGAGACATGAGAACCGTCATACTTATAGAACACTTCGTATCTTCCGTCAACCCACCCTTTCAATATGTCGGATGCGTTCCCTTCTAGTGTCTTCATTGACCTTCTCCTTCAGTATGGCTTTGAACTTCTCGGCATCATACTTTATGAACGGTCTAAACTTGCGGAGTTTCAAAGCAACTCTTGACCAGATGATATCATCATCGCCAAGGTATTTATCAAACTTTGAAGCGTAAGGAACAAAGTCGTTTAGAATTGCCGCAGACTCCAGAGCAATAGACTTCCGCAGAATAAGAGTAACAATGAAAGGATACTCACCATCGACAACATCAAAAGCATATTTACAACCATGCTCAAATACTTTGTCCACATCGTTTCTAAAAATGTATGAGAGGGATTGTCTTCTCTTTTCTGCCTCCCAGAATGTTCCATGCGCTTCTTCTCCTATCATCTCGGTAATGTAATGACGGTCCTCTAGCAGATTAGCAACGAAGAAGTTTTTGAGTTCCTCGGCATTGTATAGTTTCGCTACCTTCTCAAAGAAAGCCTTATCGTTGCGTTTTAGATATGACTCTTTCGTAGCACGGAGTTTACCGTTCATTAGAAAGAAGTCATACTTGACCTTGGTGAAATGAGTTCGCAAGGCCAAGAATAACAGATATGCTCCATAACCAGAGAAGTGTTTCATTTTGTTTGTTTTAGATAGTCCAATGTTATTTTAGTATCATTACGAAGTATATCATCCATTTCATTCATCGAATTAGGTCCGTATTTGCCTATAATGTCATCAAGTTCAAATGGCTTTTCGGTATCGCCCATCGCATTTCTGGTGAGGTCATCAAGATAAGAATTGTTCCTATTAGCTATATTTTGTAGCGCCCGACTGAACGGCGCAACCGGACGTGCAGGCATATTCGCTCCTTCCTGAAAGTCCTGGAAGTTCATATTCATCGCTTTGACCGCAGGATTCTGCAAGGTCGACGCCGGCCAGACCTTATTATTATCAAGTTTCGTCGGAGCATCACACTTCCTATCTGGGACACGGACCTTACGGAGCATTTCCTCTAGTGACTGTGACTTTGACTTTAGTGGCTCGTCAATCATGAGGTCTTCTTTTGTCTTCCAATCACGGTGTCTAAACTTATCAAGGCGCCACTTCTTTACTTTCTTATTACCATTGACAATAAGGTGCTTGTTCATAATAGCGTTATAAGTCTGATGGCTAATGTAAAGTCTGCCGACATGATAGGATGCCATACAGTGAATGAAGTCAAAATGATCAATCAGTGTCTTGCGATCCGTGAAGTCGGTCTTGATATACTGGACATTTGAATCCTGATTGAGTGCAGTAGCAAAGATATGTTCATTGCTATAATCATCATCCTCGTCCAGATGATACTTTACTATCCAAGTACCCGGTTTATGCCTAATCATATTCTCAAGCATGTTGTGTTGTGTGGGATTTTTAGGATGGAATGATTCATTCTTTAGAAGAAAGGTATCAATGTCGTTGATGAGTTCATCCCTTAGCAGAGAACTAATACAACCACCAGCAACGATTATAAATTCTCTATTATAACCATCATCAGTGGATACCCCCTCACTTTTATCCCAACTTGGATGTCTTCTTTCATAAAGGCCAACGTCTTTGATTAGTATTTCTAGTTTCCGTTTGACATCGGCAATGTGCCGAACTTCTTTGTCGGTAAAATCTTCACTAGACATGATGTAACCCTTTATAAAGGAAGTTGTGAGGTATTAGATTTCTTGAGAAAGTGGAGTTCTTCGGCTTCTAGTTTGATTTTGGATTTGAGAACACCCGAGACTAACTTTGCTGCGGTCTCTATCTCGAATCCTGTCTGTTCACAATACATAACGACGGCATCGATATAAGGAATGTCTTTCATATAGACCAGTTCCTCAATCTCTAAACTAAACTTTTGTATGTCTTCGGGGGTCATTTGTTCCTCTGGTTCATAATATAAAAGGTGATTTTTCTGTTTCGAGGAAAACCACCAAACCCAATGAACTTACGCTGCTAGAGCGAAGTCAAATGGTACATTGTCGTTTGCTGCACCTGCAATTTGCCTTTGGTCTCCTTACGACCTTACTGTATCCCGTCGAACCTGTTCGCCCCCATCAAAGATACACTGTTGGACCCTCTGTCTTGTTCCAACTTTTCTCATAAAGAGTTGCGGGTTCCTATCTTTTCAGTCTAGGCAGTGTATCTATGATGGAGGCGGTGGGAATCGCACCCACGTCCAAGAAACCTATATTTCGTCTCTCAACGACCTCGGCAATTCTATTTATCGTCTCCATCAAAGATACACTCTTAGCGTCAAAGTGATGGACTTGAACCATCATACCTTTCTTTGATATTCAGATATACCGAACGTTACGATATACCCTTAGTCGGCCAACTCGCTATGTTAGATAATTAGTCTAACGAGTGTATCCATGATGAAGACGATTCCAATTCTATTTATAATGGGGCGAAGGTTTTATTGTGACCGTCGATTGATAATGTGACTGCTCCAACGTAGCCACATTCTTTTGTTCCTGGAATGGAAAACTCACCGCTACCATGCCAGTGAAATGTAGGAGCGTTACACTCACCGCCGTTAATAGAAACCAACGAAACATCCATCACCTTCTTTGCTTTACAGTGGATGATATGGCTATCGCTAGCCTTCTTATCGCATGATATATCATCCGCTGCCATTGCTGTTCCACTCAATAATGATAATAATACTACAATCCGTTTCATTTGTCAAGTCCTATTGTTGATGTATTCTAAAAGTTTTCCATGATCGGGCTTGATACTGACGGACATATCTCCTAGATTTGGTATGTGGATGATATCTGCCAACTCAACTCTTTTCATGTAAAAGCTGCTAATGTCGTTCCCGATATCACAATCAGACAACATGGATTCATCTTCTGTTACAATATATAACAGATTACTAATCTCGTCAACCACTATCTCAAATCGACTTCTGGAATACTTTCTTTCCAAAAGTTCTATCAAGTCAAAAGAGTTGATATCAATGTCATTGATGCGTGGCAGTTTGTTTTTTCGGACAAAGTAAAAATCCTCTGTGACATAATCTCCAGTCTCTATCACTCTACCATCTGGCATCTTTACCGTTAGCATATTGTCTGGAGTCGTTATCTTATAAAAATCATTACACGGTTTACCTAACGATCTTGGATCAAACTTTTCTGTGTTCTTGTCAATGTATGGAAGAAACAGTGGACCGCCAGTTTCACTACAACCAAAAACACTAACAATCTTTTTGATACTACCACTTTTGACAGCATTCAGCCATTTTGGATTTATGAATGATAGAATCATCATAGTGACAGCGGAAGCATCTATTTCACCAGACTCTAATGTAGAAAGTAACGAGTCTGTTGCTAAACCGTTTGGTGATAGTATTTTAGTTATGCCTTTTCTCTCACAAAACTTCATAACATTGTAGTAATAGCCTTTGTCCGCATCGGTGACGACACTAGCAAACAAATAATGCTCTTTACAAACAAGCATTGAGGGTAAGAAGAATATACAGATAGAGGATCCATGATTGAAGGACTCTAGATGAATCGCCGAATCATCCTGATTGAATCCGAGTTGCTCCCAGTTCATAGAACATAGGTCATAAAGAAAAGAATGTGTTTGACTTATTAGTTTAGGTTTGCCCGTAGTGCCGCTACTGGTACACAAAAGCAAATCACTATCTGGTGTGGCATATACACCAACATCATTGTCAGAGAAAGCAACATAGTTAGGTTCTAGTCTAATACTCTTCCATGAATGACGAATGAAGAAATCGACCGCAAAGTTGTATTCGGGCGCATCTGGTAATCCGTATATGAACATATCCAAAGGCAAATGCGCCAGACATTTAGCACTGACGCAATCCTTTTCATTCATAGGTCTGGTTAGTATTACCATCTTTAGACCTAACTCAAATGCGGCAAATGTTATAGCCAGATATGATAACTCATAAGATGGAATGGCTATCCCTATCTTTTGACCTGGTGTTATCCGTTCTTTGAGAAGTCTTTCTTTCCAGTGATTGATAGATAAGGCAAGTTGTTCAAATGTGTATGTTTCATTTGCTGTATGAAATACACTATCTGGTCTAATCCATTTACGAGTAATAATCTTACTCACCTATCACTCCACAGCGTTTTCGTAATCGTCTAAATCTGGTCCGTGTATACCACCGGGTCCATCACTGGCACGGTCTATTAGAACTGTCCCATACAACGCACTTACCGACGGTCGCCAAAACGCAACCAGACAAACCCAAACTAAGAAACACCAATGCTACCGCTAGATATACTTTTCTCATTTGTATTCCCTCATTTCTTTCTTTGCTTCCCTATATCTTTCTCTTTCCTTGAAGTTTTGTAAAACGCAACATTTACAGGAAAGAAGTTTATATTTTTTACCTTTTAGATCGAACTGACCAGCTACGTTTCTAATATGTAGAGATTTCATAGTCCTGTATCCTCTCTAAACTTTTTTATCTTATACGCCAGTTCTGGCAAGTAATCTTTACGGTCTTTCACAAACACCTGCGGTTCTTCGTGGTCAACCGATATCAATACCACAATCTGCTTACACTTGATGCCTGTCATTTCCTCATACATCAAAGAATAACAGGTACATTGCTCAAAGTAACTTAGAATCCAATCTTCTCTCTTAGGTCTCAAGGAAGTTTTGAAATCAACAATAGAAGGAACACCATCAAACTCGGCAATACAGTCTACTTGACCAGCGAGACCAAGAGTTTCAGAGTATAGCATAGTTTCTAGATAGTGAACATTATCAAGTCTATTGAGTATAGGAACAAACTGATTGAAGGCATGCCGCATATCAGGCATTACATCTTCGTTGAGGAACCCTTCCTGATTGTTGATATAAGATTCCATAAGAGAATGAAATTTTGTACCTCTTCGGCTTGCTCGTCCTGATATTTTGTTCGCTTCTTCTTCGCCAACTTTCTTCCTCCACTTTTGGATGGAGTCTCCTTTGAAGTGAGAGAGAAAGGTGGTAACCGATGGAAGAGGCCTGCCCGAAGGAGATATATAATATCGTTTTCCATTTTGTTCTTCTCTTTTCAGATTCACCAACACTGGGTCATTGTTTATATGTGTAAAAGTTTTCATTAGCAACCAACATCAAAATGTTCCTCATTTAATTTATACATTATATACTCCAAATATATAGTTGTCAACCTTTTAACTTATTGTTTGATAAGCACCGGAGATATCAAACTCACTTGTGTTTGATGTTGCTCCAACTGGTGTGGTATTTTTCCAGGCCAAATCTGTGGTACTACCTGAATAGTAGAGTTTCATGACTGTATTACTTATGTCTATATCTGTGATACCGGCGATGTGATATTTGGCGTCGCCATTTGCTTGATGTAATGTACCGGCTCTAGCCGTTATTGTTGCGATAGAAGGCGCTGGCAAAACAACCTGATACTGCCCACCAACATTGAAAGATGCGGCATTACAATTAGCAAAATCTATATTAATTCTAAAGTGTGTAATAAGACCTTGCTTTACATAAGACCCTGTAGCAACTACACCAGGAACGTTGGCACCATTTGCTGTAAATTGAGGATCAAAAGTTTGATTGATAGAAAGTATACTAAAAGGAATACCACCAGGAGTCTCTCCATCCGAAAGTCGGAGAGGTGTCTGACCATCTGTATCATAGAATATTTCACCGGGTCTTCCGATGTATTCGGTGGCCTGTGTTCCGCCCATATGGTCGGCAAACATTTTGAAAGTGACATTTGACATTGTAGAAACTCCTGGTTGTAATTTACTTCTATTTATATAACATGTAAACTATCATAGTCCCATTTCAGTTTTCTGAATGATGTATTCTTTGACGACACCGGAGCGAACGATGTCCTCAATACCAAATTCGACATGCTCAAATGATGACATACGGCGAGTAATAGCCATCAGTTCTTTGATGCCAGTTCTATCATGTGGTTTATGTAGATCGGTCTGGCGATAGTCACCACAAAAGATAATCTTAGAGTTATTACCAATACGTGTCATAACTGTATCGACCTCTTGGAAGGTCATGTTGTTACACTCGTCAACAATGATAATGGAATCATTGAATGTAGTGCCACGAAGAAATGATGTAGTGGTAAACTCTACCATTCTCTTTAGTTTCAATATACGCCATCCATCTCCACGACCAAATAAATCGTCACAAATTTCTTGGTAGGGTTGTTCGTAAACTTCCGCTTTTTGTTTATCGGTTCCTGGTAGAAAGCCCATGTCTCTGGTTGGAACTACGGAGCGGATGATAACGACCCTCTTATATATGTCGTCTGATAACACCTCCTTTAGTGCTAGATATGATGATAGAAAGGTTTTACCGGTACCGGCATAGCCATGCAGCATAAGATTGGAGCCATTCGAATATGCGTCCCACACTCTCTGTTGGTTTACTGTTAGTGGTTTAATGTGACGCAATTGAAAGTGGTTATGCTCCTCAAAGTTTTGCTGATTTTGCTGCTTGCTATTTCTTCTATTCTTACGTGACATATATTTTACCTTGTTGTTATTGTTAGTCACATTATCATAAACAAAAGAGGTCGATGCCTTGTTACGGGCACGACCTCTAAACTTTTTTGAAGGTATTTCTTCTGACAGGTTAAATCTCCTTGGGAATATCCCAACGCTTACTCGCTACGGCATCAGCTTGAGGCACCGAGTTTTTGATTCTGCCTAAAACGTATTTTTGGAAGTCGGAGGGAGGTTTAGTGACACCGATAGTTACAGGATCGGCAAAGTTCACAGCAAGAATGACCTGTTCCCAATCTGGCTTATCGTCTAGATATGTGTCATGTTCTGCCATCGTCATCTGGACGGTGACTTCTTCGTTGGTATTCTTATTGCGAAATGTGTAATATGGCATAGTCCCTCACAGTATTCTGTATTTAGTATTATTCAGTCGCCACAAATGTGAAACGATAAGGAATCGAACTCAAAGTTAGTGGCGCTGGCTTATGTAAAATGTGGTTTTCAAATATGATGACTCTTCCTGGTCTAAACTCCGTAGCAATCTCTACCTCACCATACTTGTTACAAAACATAGTTTCGCCACCCCAATCCTTGTTCCAGGTTGTGTTGATGTAGTATAGTAAGGACTTCTTGCCTTTATGAGAGTTGTCGGGATGATAACTATATTCGGAAAGATGTGTTGATAAGACCATCCAGAAGTTTTTTGGATTTAGATTGATTTCATACTCGCTGGAGAAAACTTTCCAGTTCATAGACTCAAAAAAGCCAAAGTTATAGACATCCTCTTCGGTGAATGAAGACCGAAGAAAGAAGTCCTTTCGGGATTCATAAATGCCTAGAGATGTGCCTTTGGTATGAAAGAGAGAGTGACCAGCATAGTGGTGCATTCTATAATGTTCATCAACATCAAAGATACCATCGTAAATGTCAATGATATCTTCTGTTGTTGTCATCAATCTTTTGTGAACTACACGGCTCATGCTATAGTGTTACCTCATTTATCCACGCTGGCGCTTCACGATTCTTCCACTTGTGAAGATGTGCCTTACCATGCTTGTAATAGTTCCGATAGTTGACCACTGGGTCTTCGGATATGATGTATTTAGTATCCATACAACTTGGCGGAGTAGTCGGGCCAATACGCTTGATGTTTTTTGGATGATCGGATAGTTTACCCAAAAGATTGGTTCGCTGAATCTTATGAATCTTGTTATAACGATGGGTATATTCTATACAATACTCGGCCATAAGATCCCACAACCACTCATAGTTGCTAGAAGACTCACGGGCCCACACAGCACAAGGATGATTGATATGGGTGGCAGAATAAAATTCTGTATCACGCCAGTCATCGAGTCGCCAACGCTTTACATTGCGACCAGTCTTTGTCTTATCGGTATACTCTACACCATCAAGTACCCGATGTGCGGTAGATAGAAGTTGGGCACTTTCAAGGATCATCTTGACGCAATGAGAGTCAACAGCCCACTCGGCACATAATTTGGGGTCAGAGTGTAGATAAAATATATTCATTTGCTTCGTCCTCAGTATAAAATGCTTTTAGCAACACCCAACCACCAGCAGAACCGAAGTCTCTCTTATAGACACCCCAGGCGTGGTTGTTTATCTTTTCGACTTTGTATAGTGGATCATGCGTCATCAAACATATCCCAAAAACCTGTTTCCCACCAACCTTCTTCCCACATATCAGCAAGAACCTCCGAAACACCATAATAAGGACAGTCAATACACAACACATCATCAACGTATGCCTTTACGCCTTCGTTATAGGCGATTTGTTTCATTTCATCGGTCATAATTGACATCCTTTTAGGTCTGCGAGCAATCCTCTTAGCACGATACGAGTAAAAGCATCTTCGTTTTCATCCAATAGATTTTGAAGGTTCATGGCATAATATGCAGCATTATCACCACGAATAAACAAACCAGGCCAATCGTCGCCAAACTGTGTTGGTCCTGTTTCGACTCTCTTATCAAGTTTTACATCAATTTTTCGTATTATCATTAGGTAACTCCGGTATTTCCATCCAATGTGTAGGCGCATCACCCTCTACTTGTGCGTATTGTGATCGTTCATTCGTGCCAGAATAATACCATTCTTTCTGTTGAGAATACCAACGACCAAATCGTATCCATTTCTTTTCTTTATGACAGAGAAGATAATGATTGAACGGATGATCGTATGGATATGTTTCAATCGGTTGCCATGTCATAGATCACGCTTACCTTTCCAGAAAGCAACGATAACAGGAAAACGAAGTTTGCCGTCTTCCGTTTTGTTCTGATACCTCACGGTAACGTCCGTGCCGATATAATCATTAGCATTATACAGCAAGTCCTTGAGCATGTCAAATGAGCCACGCACTCCCGAAAACTGTGTCGTTCCATCTTTCAAACGGATTTCCACACGCTTGGCAGCACCTGCCCAGTTACCTTTTCCTTCTTCGATAGAGACAATCTGGAACTCGTCGTCCTCAAACTCTTTATGCTTGATAAGGTTCTTAGAACGCTTGCCTTCATAAAGAGAGTCAGGAACACGGAGCATTTGGCCTTCGTAACCACTTTCGAGATAATGACCAAGCATTGTTTCAATTTCATTTTCGTTTTTAATCTCGAATGTCCTGACCAAATTTATACAACTCTGAAAATATATTTTAAGGTTCGGAAAGAGAAAGTCGTAACGTTCTTCGAATGTGCCATCCATTATACAGTCATATACCCAATACTGTATCATCTGCTTAGACTCTTCCAAATCAGCAGCAGTTGGCTTTGTCTTACGAGCCAGTGAAATGATCTTTTCAAAATCATTCTTGAGGTCATGATTATACAACTCACCATCAAGAACCACATCAGGATATTTCTGAAAGAATGGTTCTAATGCCTCACGAATATGCGGAGCAGAGATGATAGACTTGCCATTGCGAGACTGCATACCATCTTTTGAAACGAGACAGCGAACACCATCAAGTTTCGGCTGTGAACAATACGGAAACTTGTTATGCTTCTTGGCATCATACTTGTCGGCCAGCATACACTCATAGAACAAATCATCCTTCGACTTAGCAGCAGTAACGCTAGTATAATACTTGCCTTGAAACTGCTTCTTTACATAATGAGCATTTACTTCATTAGCAACCTGCATAGCAACGTCGGTCGCATTGGCACGACCAACATTCTTTTCAGTAGGATACTGCCAACCCGAAACTACAATCTTGCCACCATCGATACCAGAATGTGTCCGATACTTCTCGCTGTCATGTTCGATCCACCAAACACGGGTCTTACCTTTAGTGTCAATCTTGTATAGTTTCGGAAGGCTAATCATTACCAAAATCTCCTCACAAACAACGGCCCAAATCTGTAACTTCTATATGGGTTCCCACTGTTGAACCTTTCCACGATATGAAACGCCCAGTGTTTAGGATTCCATATCCAGTGGATTTCAATCTTGTATAGTTTTAGAAGAGGATCGACCATTTGCCCCATTTCTCCTTACCAACAGGCTTACCAAAGTCTACTTCTTTGTGAAGTCTACTTTTTTGTGCCGAGTCAAAGATAAACTCTAACTTCTTTTCTCTCGGCCATTCTCTTAGATATTCATTTTCACGGTCGAACAGTTCGATATATTCATCTTCGGTAACAACATGGTGCGAAAAGACTTCTTCTGAAATATGATTTTGCGTGACCTCTGTTAGAGAACTATCAGGTAGATCGACATTCCATACAACATCATCAATGGCATTTTGATTTGGTTCATCATCAGGCAGTCGCACAGCATATACATGCCGAAATGTTGAAACGGTTTCTACTAGGACAATCTTGCTCATTTACTTTCTCCGAATTGGTTGATGGTCGTGGGCCCGCTGCAACAAAGAGTGATAAGAACCATAAACAAAACAAGGACCCCATCCAAGGTTCTTTCGTCTTTTTATTACCATACTACGCCAATATCTTCTCGGCGGCACTCGACCAGCCGTTCTAGCCATCTTTTTCATTATTTAACTCCACATACCAGTGACGGCAATAGAAATGGTCACCGCAGGCATCTATCTCATGCTGCGGATAACCATTCTCTAATAGCCATTTGATCGTGTCTGTAACATCCTCTGGAAGAACTTTTGGAAAACCGTAAAGCCAACCAGAAGGTGGATCAATCATCTTAACCTTTGACATTTCATTCACCCTGATTAAAGTTGAGGTTGACATTGTTATTGCGGAGATTGTTATTGACCACATTATACTTGAAGCAAGCCTGGCTATTAGAGCTTCCGCTATTGATACAGTCTTGCATTAGAATGCCGTTATAAATAGCGGCAATAAGCGTAACGCCCATCAAAATCTTTACAAGAATGGAGAGTGTATCATGGCGCATTTTTCAGACCTTTCTTGACTTCGTTTATATGAGAACACCACTTGCGATATCCGAAAGCCGTGCAATTACAAGAGAAACGTCCGAACGGACCGCTTGTAACCACATACTTTCTCTTTTCGCCATCGACCAGATATACACCGTCAGGACGATTTGATTTGTCAATCTTGATATCCGTTATATTGTTCTTATTGACGATGCGGACTGGGGCATCAATATCACCAGTCGTCAACATAAACTCGTCTTTGGATAGCCATGACGGACGTGGCAGATAACGACCAACATATGTGTTAGAGTCTGGCTCATAACAAGCATGGGAACATTTATGCTTGTGAACATTTCTAACAGTAATCTTGATACGTTTACCTACCAAGTCCATCACGGCACTCCGAGTTAAGCAGCCTTAGGCTTATTATACCACATATCTTTGTAATCTTCAAGGTTCATTGTGCCCATTCGAGTGTTATGTTCCGCACGAACCATCCGAATGTTGCTACGATCATTGGAACCACCTTCATCAAGTGGAACAATGTGTGCAGCATGAGCATCTTTGAACTTGAGCGGCTTACCATCAATATAGCATTTGTTATCCTGACTCTGTAGAATTTGCTCACGCAATTCCTTGGTAAGGGTTTTGCGTGATTGTTTCACAACAAGAATACCATCTTCAATAAGGGTATCACAGTCCATAAAGCGATTTTCGATCCACTTGATATTATCAAGCCAACGATTTACGCTACCCTTACCGTGATTGTCTTTGAACATGGCAAAGCGATTGCGCTTTTCTTTGCTGTTATCATAACCATTGAGTAGCTGCAACGCATAGGCATCAAAAGTGTCTTTATGAAAGCGGATCCAGGCAAGACGGAACTGATCATAGTATCTATCCATGTCAGTAATCTTGAACGAGTCATAACGAGACTGATAAGTGAACCATAACCGAATAAGCATGATGCATTCATCTTCGGTCATTTTCGCCTTAATGTCTGCTAACTTGTTTTCTGCCATTGCAAAAAGAAAATCAAGAACCTCTGTGACTTTCTTTCGCATAATGTCAGCCTGAGCCTGTGTTATGTTAGTATCATAATACATCTTTTCAATGTCAGGATCATCCACATTGCATGGCTTGGAACCATTATACACGATAGTAGCGATGCGAGCAACCAGACGATCATAAGTCAGACGATTAGGAGTGAACGTCAACCATTCACCAATCGTATCACCCTGGGTACCTTGCTTAACATCGAAAAGATCGTGACAGAAAGTCTTGGTCTTACGATCGGTACGAGCCAACTGACGAATAAGATTGGCAACAGGAACATCGCCAACGCCATTTACCTGCTCTTGATGATTAAGAGCCGTAAAGTTATTCGAGGTAGCCCACAGCATCGCTTTCTGTGTCGGCGACAGATTACGATAGATCACGATACGAACCTTGAAATTAAGGAACATATCACGTTCTTGGTCGGTCAAATCCGAATATTGCTTGTAACCGATCATCTTAGTTTCATAAGGATTGGTACAAAACTCTCCACGAAAGAATGCTCGGATCGCACGTTTGCGATGACCACCATCGATGGACTCATACTTTTCACGATACTTTAAACGCTCTTCTGGAGTGCGCTCATTGATCTTGATTTCACCAATGTCTGTGCCTTTAAAGATAGAAGACACGATACCCTGCCGTTTCGTGGCAGTCTTCTTCTTATCAGACTCAAACTTATCGTTGGTCGTATCAATTCGCTGATGGACAGGAAGGACATCAATGTCCGCCATTAGATCGATAAGTTCTCGAATGGTGATGATTTTCATCTCCCATTCCATAAGATTTCTATCATAAAGCGAACTCATGCGGGAGATTTGCGAAGACGTAGACATTATATATTATCCTTTCACATTCAATTTATATCAGAGAAGGTTCTTGAGGTCAAGACCTTCGACCGAGTCCCAGTCACCATCGACATTGAAGGACGTACCGACTTCACCAGTCGTGCCGAAAGTCTCGGTCACATCATCGAACTCACGGACACGCTTTGCCAGCTTCTTATGAGCGGCACCAACTTCCTTGAGTTTAGCAAGATTAGCTGCCTTGATTTCGGCAACAGACTTGGTGGGCTTAGTCTTAGCAACGACAGGAGCAACAACCTTTTTGGTTGCAGTCTTAGTCTTAGCAGCGGGTGCTGCCTTAGTCTTAGCCGTCTTAGCTTTGGTGCCACTGCCCTTGCTCTGGGCCGCAGCCACCAGCGCCGCAGCATTTGCGGGCTCTTTGATAAGGGTGTAGGATACGACATTGCGGCCGCTCTTAGCAACCGAGAAATCATAACCAAGGATCTTGAGATAAAGGACATGCTTGGCAGCATAGTTGCCCTTGCCGACATGGTCGTTAATCTGCGACGGAGACACAGGCACGCCGGGCTTGGCAATCTCAAGGACCTTGAGAAGGGTAGGAGAGAGACTGGAAAGAGTATTGTTAGCCATTTAGAACCTCACTTTTCGACTTTATGGACATATTATAGCACATGGAATGGAAGATGCAAGCGAAATCGTATGTCAACGACTGCGACAGGTTGTCGCACCCATAGTCTATAGAATGGGTAGAGTGTATACAATCAGCATCCAGGGTCATAATCGTGCCACTCTAGAATTTCGTCGGGCTGACCATCGTCCTCGTCCGTTTCCTCGTCATCAAAACCAAAGGAATTGTAAAAATCCTTTACATCGGACTCGGACATATAGTTAAGAAGGTCCCGGATCAATTCATCTCGATCCCAAAGACATTCATCAACCATTTCGATTATCTTATTCGTGTATTTACGGACCATTTTCATCACCTCAGTTGTAAGAAGTAAAGTCGCCAGGAGCATCCTCACCGAAAAACTTTTCAAGGACACTCTCAACAAACCACATACCAACTTCGACCGGCATACGCTCATTTACATATTCAAGGACGTCTCGGTCAGACATTACACCGGGTTCCGACATAGCATCAATCACTAGATTTTCTGCCATAAGAACCAAATCAGACATACGTGACATATTAGTCCTCCGAATTAGAGAAGATGGTGAGAATAGCAAGAAAGCAGATAGGACCGCCTAGCATTGATATAAAAATCTGAAAGGGAAGGATATCCCAATCGGTTTCATCTTTTAGATAGATGTCGGGATATGTGCGTTTCATTAGATACATAAAAACGCCCTGACCGATTAGACCGACGATAACCCAAGCTAGAATGAAAAGCATTTATATCTCCTTGTTCCAACCAACTTGAAGATAACCATATAGAGCCATATCACGATTGAAAATTTTATACCTCATTTTGGCGGTACGTTCGGACAAACCATAAAACGTATGCCGCTTACCATGCTTATCGACAAAAAAGAAAGAATACACTTTGTTGCTCCATATACGATTGATTGTTTCCGCATCGATAAACTTAACTTTCATTTTATTTCTCCTTACGCATTCCAGCCGAGCATATCTTCCAGAGCCTTCTGGTCGATGGTGTTAGCATTAGCAGAACCGATCCACTTATTGATATGCTTGGACGTGGTGCGAGAAAACTTGGTAGCGGTACGGAAATAACCCATGCCGCAGATATAGACTGCCACAGGCGTCTTGTAAGAAATAAGAAAGCGGTTATAACCGTGCTGGATTTCAAGCTGGTTGGAACCGATGGACTGGGCACGAATAGCGATGGATGACATGTTAGATCCTTTCTCGATTATGGGAATATATTAACACATAGGAAGGAAAGAGTCAATGGGAATCGTTTGTAAACAACTGCGACAGGATGTCGCACCTTAGGCATAGCCGTTTACATTCCTCCAGAGCGGGCTGGAGAAACCGAGCATTGGACAGCTATATACGCACCAAAACGACCAGGACCGCTCTCCAGCCGTCGCTGGCCTCAGGCGATCCTGGTCTATAAGCACCCATTGGAATATAGAATGCGCTCCGAATGTCTACAGATCAAAGTCTATAGTTTTGGTAGCCTTTTGCGATTGTATACAGTTTTCTTGTCTACAATCACCTTTTGTCTACATTGAGGTTGTCGGAGTGCTTTCGCTACTGGATTCGGTTTTCGTTTCATTTTACCCCTTCACATTCTATGTTTACTAAATAGTAATGTCCGTCACGGTGTTGACGCACCCACGGACTCTAATACTGTATAGGAGTATCAGCAATGTTATTTATATCCAACAAGTATACCACTTGGTATTTCTCCCTTATAGAGAATCGCAAATCAACTATTCCAGAAGGATATGTTGAGAAGCATCATATTATCCCCAAATCTATCGGAGGAACCGATGACTCCGATAATCTTGTCGCATTGACCGCAAGAGAACATTTTTTAGCACATTGGTTACTAACCAAAATGACTAAAGATAATGAACAAGTAAAAATGAAACATGCTTTGGGTGGAATGACTGGTAATAATCACAATGGAAGGACTCTATCATCTTATCAATATGCGATTTGTAGGCAATCATTTAGTGAAGCACGAAAAGGCGTTATTTCACCCCATATGCTAAGATCGGGTGAAGATCATCATATGTTCGGAAAGAAAAGACCAAGACAATCACTCCTTATGAGCGGTGAAAATAATCCAAACTATGGCAAGTTTGGTGAAAATCACCACTGTTATGGTAAGAAACATAAAGACGATAGGACAGAGAGAATGACTAAAACTTTACAGTCATTAGGCAAACTACCCTGTCCTAACTGTGGCGAAATGATTTCACCGTTGAACAGTCAACACAAAAGACGTTGTATCAACCTTTGATGTTGACCACCTGACGGAGACGGTGGACAATCTCAACAAGGTCATCCTGGGCAGCCATGACCGCACCGATATCCTTGTAAGCAGCCGGCGACTCGTCGATAACATCGGCATCCTTACGGCACTCGATACCCTCGGTCGCCTTGATATGATCCTCTAGCGTGATAGCCTTACGTGCCGCATTGCGAGACATACGACGACCAGCGCCGTGAGAACATGAACAAAACGACTCATGATTACCAAGACCACGAACGATAAACGAACCCGTTCCCATCGAACCCGGTATGATACCGAGGTCGTTCTTACGAGCCCGAACAGCACCCTTGCGGGTCACATACACATTTTCTCCAAAGTGGTTCTCCTTGGAGATATAGTTGTGATGGCAGTTCACAGCCTTTTCGTCAGATACAACGAATGCCGGCAAACGCCCACGAAGAACCTTTAGCACAGCGTCCATCATAACCTGACGGTTGAGGGCAGCAAACTCCTGTGCCCACGATACAGCCTCCACATAATCATCGAATAGCGTCGTGTTTTCTACCAGATAGGACAAGTCCTGATCCGGCAGATACGGCAAGATATGATAGCGTTCCATCTCACGCTTTGCAGCTTCGATGAAATACTGACCTATCTTGTTACCAACACCACGAGAACCAGAGTGTAGCATTACCCACACATAGTCGGCCTCGTCCAGACACAATTCGATAAAGTGATTACCCGTGCCAAGCGTTCCCATAAACTCGAAGGTCTTATGAGAAGCAATCTTCGGATGCTTTGCTAAGATAGCGTCATAACGAGACTTCAACACCGCCCAAGCATCTATGGCAGAACGGGACGCAAAGTTCGAGTTCCACGTTCCTTCGTCGTTCTTACCACCGTTGTCCGTGCGACCATGCGGCACTGCGGCCTCGATAGCAGAACGAAGCGGAGCAAGATTATCCGGTAAATCGTTCGCCGTCAGTGACAAGCGAACAGCCATCATACCGCAACCGATATCAACACCAACCGCAGCCGGAACCACAGCACCCTTCGTTGCTATAACAGAACCAACCGTAGCACCCTTGCCAAGATGAACGTCCGGCATAACCGCTACATGCTTATACACGAACGGCAAGGACGCTATATTTTCCAACTGCGTGCGAGCGTCGGCTTCGACCTCAACACCTTCGCACCACATCTTGAGCGGCGCACCACGACCTTGGACGAACTGATAAGCCATTTTATTTCTCCTAACGAGCCTCTACATAAAAATCGGGCTTGATATACTTATTGAGATAATACTTTTTATATCGTTCAACAGCAACCCGTGAAATGCCACGGAATGTTATGGTCGTGCTATCAACAAAATAGACCGACAGATTGTAGGTTTTCACATTAGCCATTTTATTTCTCCACACAGACATACTGGATCATAGCCTGATGATACTTATCAGGATATATACGAATAAGGGCTTCACCCGCCGCTTTACATTTGTCTAGCGAACTAAACTCCGCAGTAATTCCTGCCTTATAATATAAAAGAGCGATTAGAACGTAGGTCATTATTCTTTCACTCCTTCAGGAAGCATCCAAATGTTTACACCGTGAACCATAAAGTCCTTGGCATCTTTAAGTCCATACCCAGTAGCATGACGCACAGCCTTAATGGCATTGATGAACATGCGATATTCTTTTGAAGCATGAGTACGAATCTTTAGATCATACTTAATACCACGCAGAAGTCCCATAAGGACAGCGTTCTGTAAGTCCTCGCCCATTCCTTCTTTCAGTGAACGCCACATCTTCATGCCCTGCTCGTCTCCGTAATACTTTGTGATATCACGGAGAAGGTTGCGAGCACTAACAATAAGACTTGTAGGAAGCTCAGCCATAATATTGAACCTTTTCTTCTAGCCACTTTTTATAATCGTCGTGACTGAGATAATATTCAAGCACTACTTCAATAGCATCTCTCAAGTCATCCTCCTCTGGCATGGGATTTACAGCCATTGAACGATAATCATGTTTTAGATTTTCTACAACCAAATAGTCCACTTGGTCTTGATCTAAATCAACTGTCATTATCCTCTTCATGTTCCTCATCCTCATATAGTTCGTTTATAGTCTTCTCGTATTCAGTAGGTAGGCGTTCGCATGTTACGCTCTCACTGTAGTAGCCGTTTGAAGTTCCCAACCAACGAACAGTTACAGATCCCTTAATGGTACGAAAGTTATAGAAAGTCCAAGTGGCACTTTCATAATCCGCACCACCGTCCTGCGAGTCCTCACGAGCCTCAAGAATTGGCACTCCTACAAGGTCGTTAAGATCACCTACAATGTCCTCAATGCGAACACTCTCGCAACAATCCTGCTCGTGATAGAACTTAAAGGAAGGAGTATCGCCTGCTCCAACGAACAAGAGAACATCGTTGTCCTTTTCACCCTCGACATGGTGAAAGGTTAATCCTTCCATTTGGCTTAGATTATCAGCAAAATACTTCATTCTACAACCTCAACTCTATCTTCTGCCTTCATATACCAATCGGGAGCAGTATCGCTAACATTAGTCATTATCTATCTCCTTCTCATGCCAATCGACGAGGATGCTTTCCTTGCAATGCATGTCTCTTTGCCATTGTATGGCATGGTTAAAATCCCAAAGCACACCATTGGTCGCCTCAAGAGAACTATCCGCGGTAACTACATAAACGTATCTGCGTTCTTCCACTAGTGTCACTTCATACGTCGTCATTCAGGCACCATCCAAATGTTTACACCGTGAACCATAAAGGTCTTAGTGTAGATTACGACACCGACATTACCATAAAGTTCGGCAACAGTCGGCAGAAGTTCGGTGACAGGAACATAAACAGTTTTGTCCAGATTTGCTTCTGCCATTTCTCACCTATTGATTTGCCGAGTCGTCAAAAGCATTGACGTTCGGAACTGTATATTCATTGCCAGTCGCAAAGATGACCGTGTCGCCTTCAACAACTTCCGCAACCGCACGAAGGTCCCAAAAGCGATGCCAGAAGTCCGGCTTGCCAAAGACCTTGAGGGCGTTATATACACGCTCGTCCTTGAAACCGACAAAGTGGACAGCCATCGTTTCCTCATTTCTCATTCTATGGACATATTATAGCACAAGGAATGGAAGATGCAAGCGAAATCGTATGTAAACGGGTGCGACATTCTGTCGCACCCTTAGTCTATTGATTTTGTAGCAAGATTGTATTAGGCACATACCAAATGCTGGATGCGGTATATGGGCAGGTACTATAATCATAACTCACCCGAATTCCAGCACCATAGAGACTGACATAAAACCGAGCCATTAGTTTACTCCATCAAGAGCCATGATAAGAACGATACCGAAGATTAGACCGACAGTAACAACACCAAGGGCCATAATCTGAACCATTTTACTTTCGTCTAACATTTTAGTCCTCCAGAGTGCCAGGAACAACCCATATTGAACATGAAGTAAACATATTACCACCAAAGCTAGCATATGCTACACAATGACCATATGAAGGAATATACCTATGAATAACCATATCATGCCTCCAAAGTTCCGGGAACAACCCAATAAGATTGATGATCACTATTAGCAGCATATGCCACAACATGACCAAACACACCGAGATTGGCGTATATCATCAGATGATTAACATATACTATCATATCAATCCTCCAGAGTGCCGGGAACAATCCAATAAGAGATATCAGCATCGGGATAGATTTCATCCTGAAGCCAGGTGATAGCAGAATAACCACGGTGACCATCGTGATAGATAGAATAGAAAACTGTCATTTCAGACCTCCGTCAGAATAGCGACAAGCGCAAGAGATATAGGCGCACCGAATAGAACGAAAAAGAGAATAACGTCGGACACTATCGGTTCTCCGCATTAGAGATAAGATCGGGATATAACCACACACAAACACCGTGCCAAATCAACTGGTGCTCGGCCCAGTTATTGATCTGGGCAATGATGTGAACTGGGATATTATTCATTATGCAGCCTCCTGACCGAGTTTATCCGTATCATACACAATCGACTCGCCGAGAAAGTCTTCGTTGGCACGGGCACCAACTACACGGCGAGAGATAATATAACGACCATACGCTTCACCCTCAAAATCGACCAGAGCCGATTGGGCATCTGCCAGCGAATAATAAACGCCGAGCATATAATCACCCTCATAATCGATGCAACCGAAGAGAACGAAAACTTCCATCACTTATCTCCTACTTTGATATTTTTACCAACCGTGAAACCACGCTTCGGACGTTTAGACGATTTCACCTTGGTGATTTTACCACCGTTTTCAGCCCAACGAAGAAGGGCGAGACGCAAAACCACATCTTTGCCGTCTTGGTTTTTGATATGAAAGCGAGTATTTGACATGTTGGAACCTTTCTCGATTATGGGAATATATTAGCACATCGGAACGGAAGGGTCAACCAAAATCGTTTGTCAACGACTGCGACAGGTTGTCGCACATTGATCGCAGTCGTTGACATTCTTCTATCAAATATCAACATAGCGAATGGTAACATTGTCGATATTATATTCAACAATTTCGACGCTATATTGATCTAGATCAATCTTTTCTAAGACTTCTAGTAATACTTCTACGGATTCACGAAACTCTTTTGCTTCGGTCAGATTGTTGAATAACGGATCAAACTCTTGACGGATATTGTCGTTTATGTGATCATAAACAAGAATGGAATAATAGTTGGACATGATTTTTCCTTTCATCATAGGAACATAATACCACGGTAAAAGGAAGGAGTCAATAGAAATCTAATTGTAAACAGTGCGACAGGATGTCGCACCTCAGCTATTGCCAAGCTCAAGGCTCCGGCGCATCTTCCAGACCAGCTTTCTTTCTAGCTGATAAACCCGTGCCTGCGACAGGCCAAGCTCCTCGGCGATGGCATCGATGGTCTGGTTCTGATAGAAACGACGGACGGCGATGAATTGTAAACGTGGGCTAAGGCATTCGATAGCCCGTTTACAGACAACCTTACGGTCAAGGTCATGCATATTGATAAGTTGGAGAAAAGTTTCGTTTACCATTATCGGACGTCCGTATTGAGGGCAGGAGAGAGTTCACGGATAAGCTCACGCTCACGGATATGGGCAGCGGACTTGCCACGCACCACTTCGTAATAGCAGACTTCAAATGCGTCTGGACCATACTTGCGGATCGCTTTACATAGGGCCCAGTCACGTCCCTCGGTCAGGGCACGGTTTACATGCTTCTGCCAGCGACGGATAACAGACTTGGACACAGCCGACTTGTCTACATACGTCACGCCGATATATTCCAGTCCGTTTACAGACAAGGAATAGATGACATGCTTACGGTCGGTGCGGGCTTTGCGCTTCTTGATCATGGTCACATTATAGCACAATGGAACCGAGATGCAAGCGAAATCGTTTGTAAACGAGTGCGACAGGTTGTCGCACCTCTAAGTGACTGATTTCATTAATGATTTTATAAGTGATTGATTATAAAGCGATTTTATCTTAGTCAATTCTTCGATAGTATCAGATACTCCGCATTAGGTTCATTGACCTCGTTTTTACAATTACCTGACTTGATTGCAAATGTCTGACTATTTGGTTTATGATCAAACTTAAATATATTTATCAGTTTTTGATGATCGCCAATAATTTCTATTAGGTTATCTATCTTTACTTTGGAACGATTACTATATGATATAAGTGTGTATTCTGTATCAAACTTTGTCAATAAAGATTTGAAAGAATCCTCGACGACAGAATTGTTTGTGCTTTCAAATTCCGAGATAGCACCTTTGATCTTATCACTCGATACATCATATCTTCTTTTAGACGATCCGACTAAAACAGGACAGTCGTTCTTACATACTGTTGTCCATAGATGATAATAAGAAAAGTATCTTACTCGGGTCGTCTTTGTTTTTTCATTTGATGTTCCATATGGAGGATCGAAGTAGCAAAGATCAAAACTATCCTTAACATCGAAGACATTTTTAGTATAAACTCTATGATCTAGATTATCTATTACATAGTTAGGAACTTTAAGATGTAAAGGTTTATACGTTTTTGAAGACCAATTCTTTAGATATGAGACCTGATGACCCATATCATTTGATACATTATCTAGAGCCAACAACAGACTTGTTAATAACACGGATTTATCTATACAATCCATTGGATAAAGAATGTCTATCTCATTTCTAATTGCATCCAATTTTTCCGTAACATGCATTTGGAACGGTCTTTTAAAGCCATCTTCTTGAATCGAAGATCCATCTCTATCATAACCTCCGTAATTGATAGAGAACCATCCAACTGTTGGCGTTAAACTATTTAAATGATCTACAATAGACTTATAATAACTATGAGGCTGTCTTGCTAACAAATAACATTCGGCAATATGTTTGGAATAGATTGCCATATCATTGCTAGTCGTAACGAATCCTTTGTGTTTGAAAAACTGTGAGACTCTGGTGCTACCAGAAAATCCATCGAGGACATTTTTTAAAGAAATGTCCTCAAGAATTAGATCAATCTTTGGTAGTATCTTATTCTTACTGCCAGAGTATCTTATAGATTCATATCTCATTAACTATTTTTCCCACTCTTGAAACCCATGATAGAGGATAATTGATTGTATGTTCTTTATTCTTCGAATTGGCACCACGGCGAGTTAGATTGTCTTCTGTGTAATCTAGAAATGCCGTGGTACTTACCTTATAAATGTATTTGAGTGTTAGTCCTTCAAACACACCACAATAAAATGCTTTATTTCTGGTGATGCGTTCAAGACTATCAGGCTTTCTTTCAGGATCGGAGAACATGCAATCGATAGCAAAAGTTCCCGACTTTTTTCCATTGTTAGCAACTTTTTCCTGACAAGAAAGATACTCATAATAATTGATACCATCAGTAGCATCGGGGAGATGCTTGTTCTTAATGATCTTATGACCAAGACTATCTGCCATGATAACTTCTTTGATAAGACCTGGTTGTGTAATGTTATCAATTCCAGATTTTCTGAAAAGTTCTTGTGCTTTGTTTAGATGTTTAATTGCTTCACGAATGTCATCTGTAACATCGATCAGAATAGCGGATTCACTTATATTTCTCATAACGACACCTTATAAAGTTATTCAATGCTCGTAAAATTCGTCCACTTCGTCGTAATCATCGACATGTTCCATCCACGCCTTGGTCAGATTCCGAATAGGACGCTTCTTGGTCATGTCAGTCTGCGGACGCTCAATTCGCTTTCCGCCATACTTCTTGTCCTCTTCATATAGATCGACATAGAGAGGATCGATTTTGCGAGTTGGAGTCTTATTTTTCATAGAATGATATCCATGTTATGTTGGTAGCAGACCTTCGAATGCTTCACTAACGATTGCTGGCGTTAGATATGGCACCTTTAGATCCTTTCTAATCATGTTAGCATACACCTCGGCCTCTTTTGGCTCCAGTGATTCAAGAATCTGAATCAATAGTTCCTCTTTGCGCTTTTCTGTCAAAGTAGGAGGACACTGAGGATGATCCTTCACAAAAAGATATACACGGCGCAAGGCGTCAGTGATATGATTATAAGACATACCTGGCGGCACATCTTCGCTCTTGTATTCTGGGATTTTCTTGATACAAAATTCCACGTTAGGTGAGAATGCTCCCTGTAGAACACTCATTAGAGCAAAGTTTTTGTTTTTGCGAAGAACCTCAATTCTCTCCGCCTTTGTTTTAGCGTTTTTGAAATCATCAAAAACTTCATACACATTCTTAATAGCCATTAGAAGTCTCCTATTGACTCAATCATTGCCTTGAGTCCTTTGTCAATAAAATAGTTTAGCATCTTCTCTTTTGTAGCAGGCTTTGATTCCTCAAAAGCCACTACAATCTTCTTCTGAATTTCATCAGGTATATAGTCAAAATCAACCAGCATTTGATTACGCTTAAACCCACGAAGCATATCAGCGTTACAAAAATCCGTGGCATCTTTCTGAACCCATTCAGAGAGTTTCTTACTGTTTATCGGCTTCTGACGTTCACCAGCGGCAAAGCAGTTGTCAGGCGATAGAAAGTTTGGAATACCATCACCACGATCACCCTTTAGAATATGCTCACGAATGAACGTCTTAGGATCATCAATCTTGATGAACCGCTTTAGAATAGGAGAATACTGTGAAACGTTTGGATACTTCTGTAGTTGTGCGAAGTCTTTGTCCGATGACAAAATGAGAACACTGCCATGCGGAGCCAACCGAGCGGTTAGAACGGCAATAACATCGTCGGCTTCGGCACCTTCGACATTTAGAGTCTTATAGGGAAAGTTGTCACGCAGTTCATCTCGGAGACGATTTAGAACATCAAAGATCATGTTCCAATCCAGACCAGATGCCTCTCGGTCGTGCTTACGATGCGCCTTGTAGAAAGGAAACACATCACGGCGCCAGTAATGCTTGGAGTCGCAGCAAAGAATAACGTTATTGTATTTCGACCGAAACTGTTTTACATTGGATCGGATTGTATTGATACACATATGGCGAATAAGGTCTTCGCTCATTTCATGTTGTTTGGCCACAAACTTTAGATGCTGCATCAAGTTTGAGATAAGAACCTGGTTAAGGTCGATTAGCATGTAAGACATAATATTTCCTTATTGAGTGAATAGATACTATATCACTCTTCCTCGTCAGTGTCAAGATTATCTTTTGCTTGTGTCAATTCCAACATAATCTTTTCGATCTTTTCCTTAATCTCTTCCTTGGTCATTCCTTCACCACCTTCGATTAGCTTGACATTGTTATCCACAAAGTCATGGAGATGATGATCGATTCCAAATGACCGATATACACAAGCCTTGAGTGCGTCCGCTACCAGAACAAAGTCTTTGGAGAACTGTTTGTTTTCCACTTCGACCATACAGTTGTCAAGTTCCGTGATTAGCATTCCCGTTAGGTCATCAACAATAGCATCGGCCAACTTTTGGTCAGCCTTTGCTTGTCGTGCTATAAGATGCTCTTGTGGAACTTCTCGAACCACCTTATGTTTTGGAAACTCGATTACTTTGTCGGTCATTTGTTATCCTTGAAAACTGATTTGTCATTGTAACAAGTATACGTCACATAGCTCCATATTCTGTTAGCATAGTAGAAAGCAGCCTTTTCTGTAATATAAAGCATGTTATCACGAAACGGAGAACTCTCGATATTTAGAAACCTCTCGCCCATTCTCATACACGCTGCCACAATATTGTCCGTGATATCTTCTCGGTCAATATATCGAAACGGACATCTATTAGATGCTAGATGCTTTTCTAAGGAGGCATCGGTATCTGTAACAACAAACACTCCGTTGGAATCAAGCACTCGCCGAACTTCAATCAAAAACAGTTGAGGGTTATCATAACAATGCATCGACTCAACATTTGTTACGATATCGAACGTAGAGTTATTGAACGATATGTTATGAGCATCCATAACATAATAAGAATCGTCCTTGAATACCCTATTAGCAAACGAGATATTGTCCTCGCTGATATCGATCCCTGTGGCGCCAGCGAAACCATAGTTTCCTGTTTTGAACATATTGACCGCACCGCCACGACCACAACCAACGTCCAGAATATTCTTGTTTTCGGTCACAAGATTTTTCAGTAGATGTTGGTATAGGGATTTCTGATAGCCATTGAAGTAGTCGGATGATAGATCGACCTCAGGATCTTCTGTATAATATCCATGATTGAAAAAGGTCAGGATATCAGGACAGATTTCATTGAAGTGTTTATAATGTTGTATTGTATCTAACGGGTTCATTTTACTACTCTCAATAGAAGTGTATCAGTGTTGATACGACCAGTTGCTTTTTGTTCTGTTGTGGTGATGTTATCCATAACCTTGCGAAGATAGATTTTGCCACCTTCGAGAAGAGGTTTGATTACCGCTTCTGGCTTACGGAGTTTCTTTGTGACCGAAGTTGTCTCGTCAAATCCTGTAAGCGTAGACCCTCTGACCGAAAGGCCAGAATGACCCACGGCATTATACACAGAAAGATTACGAGTCTTAGCATTATAAACCCAAAGTTGCGAAGCACCAATAATCTCCTTAGGATCGATACTCTTATATTCATCATTGTTAGGTAGATAGTTCATCTTGGAAACCAGCACACTCGCTGGCTTTACCTTCTTCTTGCGTGGCTTACGAATAGTCTGACCAGCAGAATCCAGTTCTACCATATGATCGATTAGTCGCTTGATGAAAAGCGCCATGATTTTAAGAACTGGCTTACGCCAACCCTTATACGACTCAGCCAACTCTTTGTCTTTGCCTTCGAGGGCTTCGGTGATTTCATTGTATTGAGGACGGAAGTGTTCTGCAATCCTCTTCGCAATTTGCGGTTTAATTCCCTTCTCAAGGGACCACTTCTTAACATCGAACTGAATAACTCCTTCTTGGAAGAACACGTCCAACTGTTCTTCCAACTCGCCGATTAGATCGGACGCTTTATTGTTGATACGGTCCTGGATTGATACGATCTTGACAACTGCCGCTGGTTCTTCGTCGTTATCGATTGTAACAGCAGAAGCAAGTTGTTTGATTCTGGAATAGCAACGATCCCAAACACCATCAGGCAGATTACTGCCATTATGGAGCAAACGGCAGTTCCAACCGATGTTATGAAGATCAATGGCATTTACTTTAGAGAGTTTTGTGATTGTGTCTTTGTTGTATTTGATATACTTGAGGTAGGAGATTGTGAAGTTTTTGGCGTCCTCACTATTATAGAAATAGTTGAACCATGTGTATGCCCTGGCCATATCGCCCTGCGTGGCCTTTTCGGTGACTGTGGGTTCCGGACCCAGATACTTTTCATCAGCAAATTTAGGTCGTCTTACGGTAGCCGACTTTCTCACCTTTTTCTCCTTGTCTTTCAAGATGTTGTTTCCAAAGTTCGTAAAGTTCTTTTTCTAGTTGTGCTGCTTCTATTTCCCACGGCAGCTTTTTATAATCGACCATATGCTCATTGAACATAGTGCCTTGCCACTTTTGATAACTGCCATACTCCATATCTATAAGTTCTTTTCTAGCATACTGTTTGACGTGGACAAGTTCATGTGCCAGTGTCCGAAATAAAAATACAGGTCCAAGGTCTGCGTCAATTTCTATTTCAAACTTACGATGGTTCCTTGTTTCGTCATCTGTCCATGTAGCGAAACCAAAACACTTAGTATTCTTATATAGATTTTTCTTGAGTTTGATTTTGACATGGACATTTCTACTTAGGCGTTTCAAGAGGTAATCGCAAAAAAAGTTTGCTGCGGATCGAATTGATCTAGTATGAACCTTTTTTGCGCTACCTATGATCTTGATTGTTGCCATGTTATCCGAAGATGTATCCGTAATCTTTGAAGTCGTTGATCACACAGATACCATCCTCAGTTTCGCCTACATCATACTCCAATGCCTCGGCAAAGTCAATAGCCTGGTTAAGTGTATGAAATACTTCGCTTTCACCAAACGTTTCCTTGATAGCGGAAAGATTTCCTTCATATAATGCCTTATCAGCATTCCACTCACCATAGATGTTTCCAATGGAATGAGAATAAGAGACACGATATTCAGGACCCTTTTCTGTTTCCGTTAGAAGGACATAGATTCCGTTATCAACCGACATTATTCTTCTCCCTCGTCACCATCATTCATAAAAGTTGATTTGAACAAGCGAACAAACCAAGAGAACATGAAAGGTGCCCAAAGCGGAGCAGTCACCTCTACCCATGTCCAGTTCTGGAGATGGTCGGTCAACTTTAGACCAATGAACAGTAGTGCTAGACCGTCCATAAAGTTGATGCCATCGGACGAGGCTGACACGTTGATGATTTTGCTATTCTCGCTCAAGTTCTTCACCTTTGTTGGTAGATCCATAGGCATTACTTCTTCTTTCTTCCTTTGAGACGACGGGCTTTGCGTTTTGTTGAACCAATCTTACGACGACCCTTGCGAGGTCTATTCTTATGTGGATGCGCCATACTTACTCCCTCAATAGTGTTTTCACGGTTTTCACGGAATCATAACGAAAGGATCGCCATCCATCTGCGTCAATATCCCATACTACCTGAACATCATCATTCAACTGCCGAGCAGGCTTTGCTACCTGTCCATCATATTCTGATAGCATCTGCGGTAGCGGTACATATAGATCAGAAAGAGTGGCACGCATGGTGCGTTCCGTTCCATCTTTCTTCTCAAAGACAACGGTAACAACACCGTTCTTCAAGTCTTCTTTTAGTCCATACTTGTCAATCATAGTTTTCCTTCCTCATGTAGATTGGAAAGTTCATTATAGCCGCCAATGTAACGACTGTCAATAGTGATTACGGGAAAGGTTTTGGCAGTAGGATATAATGCCTTGATAGTCTCTCTGGAAAAGTCTCTTTCTAGTTTATATTCAATAAAGAACTTTCCTTGACTTCTTAGAAGTTCCCTGGCTTTGTCACAGAAGGAACATTCATCTTTGGAATAAATTACGATAGCCATGTTTACCTCATTGTCTTATATAATAGCAGAATCATTTTGGAATGTCAAGTGAAAAATCTAAAAACGCTAAATAGATGTAGGTCGCAGGATTGCCGTCCTCACCTACTCTAACGCTAAACAGGAGCGCCAGCATATGTCTTACTATATATACGCCTATATTCGTCAAAACGGAACTCCCTATTATATCGGTAAAGGAAAAGGTAAACGAGCCTGGAGTATTCATCCTGGTGTTTCTGTTCCTAAAGATCCTTCTCGCATAGTCATAATGGAATCAAACCTAACTAATGTGGGCGCCTGTGCTTTGGAGCGCCGATATATTAGATGGTTCGGTCGCAAAGACCTCGGCACTGGTATTCTCATAAACAGAACCGAAGGAGGTGATGGTAATACTAGTCCTCGTTCCGACGAATGGAAAAAAGAACATAGTGTAAAAATGTCAGGATCTAATAATCCTATGTTTGGTAAAACAAGAAAACCCATTGATCGTTCATATATGAAAACCGAAGAATATCGTAAGAAGATAAGTGAAGCAAAGAAAGGTAAACCTAATCTAAAACTCCGTGGTCGTGTTTTCACCGAAGAATGGAAAAGAAAGATTAGCGAGTCCAAGAAGAAACCCTTACTTTAGTGCTTTCACATGAGTTCGCCTAACTCTCAAAAAAATCCAATCGTTATAATAGTCCTCGGAAATCAAAGCGTTTCGGTCAAACTGTTCCTTCGCTTCCATATACGAAGCCTCGCCTTTACTCTTACATAGATAGAGGATTTCTCTTGTGAACTTTTCTTTGCCGAATAGATCAACATGCGAAAGGAGTTCTTTGTTTGAACCATAGTAATCCAGCCAATCCGAATCAACCTGTTTCTTCACTCGCTTACCTTTTCTCTTGGTGCTGCGAGTGAAACGAAACAGTTTCTTGCCTACATATTTCTTATCAGTGACCGTGTTTGTTATCAGATAAACAAACGCCACATATCCATCTGGTATTTCAGTAAGTGGTTCTTTGTTGTATGTCCATGCCATACAGATATATAGTCATCGATTTATAAACCAATCATATATCTTGGCAGAAACAACAATCAAAATACCGTAGACTATTACCAATAGAGGTGCGATAAAAAGAAGATATGTCCATGCGTCAATCTTCAAAGGCTTCTACCTCTGGCGGATACTTTTCGTTCCACACTACATCAAATGCCGGATCGATATCAAGATATCCTTCCATGCCTTTGACTTCAAACTCTTCCAAAACTTCTAATAGAATCCTGTATGTTTCTTCTCGTTCTAATACACCAACATCGCTTTCAACATACTGTTCAATAAACTGTCCAAATATGGCCGCTCTTTCTCCGGTCATCCTTCTTTATCCTTTCTGAAATAAGACATGTAACTTGTGACAGAATCGGAGAACATCTTATAACTGAAAGCCGCTGCGATAAACACATTTCTATACCATTCATAAACTAGATTTCTAGCCAACAAGTCCGACTCTTTTATTTTCTTTCTTCTGGGTCTTTTCTTTAGTAAAGACTTATCTTCTATCATAGTCTCAAAAAACTTTATTCTTCCTTCTATGTAAAGTTTGCCCTTCTCCACTTGAGGATCATTTCTCAAAAGTTTAGAAACTCTCCTTAGATGCTTTCTATTTCTCATTGAAATGTGGAGTTGTTCAAGTAAGATTTCGTCAAGTTCATTCATACCAAATTTTCTACAAACTGATCGGTTGCTGCTTCCCATGAGAAATGCTTTGCTCTCGCTACAGCATCTTCTCGTTTGAGATGGAATGCCCTACAAATGGCATGTTCCAGATCATCATCAAGATAACCAGACTTGCCTTCTTCAATGATATATTCATTCACATCATTATAAAAAGCAGCAACAGGTAGACCACATGCCATCGCTTCAAGCACGACAAGGCCAAATGTATCTGTCATGGATGGCCATGCGAACACATCTTGTACCTGTAATGTTCTAGCGATTTCTTCTGGAGTTTTTCTGCCTAGGAATATGGCATCTGGATATTTTGCTTTGTATTCTTCTAACTGTGGACCATCACCAATAATAAACTTCACAATACTTTCATTCGGTATCTTTAGAAATGCTTCTAGGTTTTTCTCGGCTGATACTCTACCTACATAGATAGCACGAATGACCTTTTCTACTTCCATCTTCTTCCAATTCGGATCGGGTTTGAAAAGGTCAGTATCAACACCACGAGACCATAACTTTAGGTTTTTGATACCCAATGAATTACAGTAATCAACCATGGCGGGGGTAGGAACCATAACACAATCGCTGTTTCTATGGAACCAACGAAAATACCGACCAGTAATTCTTGGTGGTATATAAGCATGTTCATAAAGATAATCTGGATACTTAGTATGGAACGATGTGGTATAGCGTCGTTTATACTTCTTGCAATAATGTCTAGCGGCAAGACCTATGCTTCCTTCTGTTGCTATGTGAATGTGGTTCGCATTCTTCACATATTCATCAGCGATACCCATAGGCAAAAGTGGCATATAAATGCCCGTTGATGGTTGTAGTGGAACTGTCACCTTGAACATACCAGGATGGACAACTTTTACATCATAACCACGCTTTTCAAGATGCTTGATTGTCGTCTTTAGTGTAGTGACAACTCCATTGATTTGTGGTTCCCAAGCATCGGTAAAAATTGTAATGTTCGTCATCGTCTTATAATCTCAAACTTTCCATTATAGTGTTCAACAAGTGCGGTGCAGGATTCTACCCAATCGCCGCAGTTCATATACTCAACATCATCAAAAGAACATATATTAGCATGATGAATATGACCGCAAACCACACCATCTACGCATCTCCTTTTGGCAGCATCAGCAACTACCTTTTCATAGTCACCAATAAAGTTTACTGCTTCCTTGACATTTTGTTTCGCCCATGCCGAAAGAGAAAATCCATTGATGCCAAAATAATTATATATGTTCTGTAGATATCTGTTTAGATCAATCATTCTATCATACAACCAACCGCCGATAAGAGCAAGCCACTTGGCGTTTGTTGTAATCAAGTCAAACTGATCGCCATGAATTACGAGATATCGCTTACCACTTTCACCATGATGGATAGTTTCATTCACCAATCTGATATTACCCATCTCGGTGCCAGCATACTCACGAAGAAACTCGTCATGATTGCCAGTTACATAATAGACTTCTACTGACTTCTTGGATTGCTTTAGAAAGAACTGAATGACTTCGTTATGTGCCTGAGGCCAATAGACTTTGTTTCGCATCATCCATCCGTCAATAATATCACCAACCAAGTAGTATCTATCGGCTTCGGTTTCTTTGAGAAACTCCAATAGCTTTTCAGCATTGGAGTATTTTGTGCCCAAGTGAACATCTGATATAAAGATAGCACGATACTTCTTTTTCTCTTTGTTCTTCAACACCGCTCCTTTGGTTAGAAGGCAAGACTATTTATAAAGCTGAAAACAAAAGGGCAGTAATCGTGATAAGCATGACTAATGAGAATGCCCAGTTAGTTGCCAGTCCTATCATACCAAAGATTGTGATTAGTATGATGAGAGACATGATGGTGCGAAACTTTTCGTCGGTCACGGAACAATCCTAATAGTTGTGTTTGGATCATGCTTTACAATTTCATATAGAGTGGCAGCATTAGCAGGATGTAGCCTGACACAGCCATGAGAAGCAGGCCGACCAAGATTGCCAACATGGGGAGTAGCATGAATGGCATATCCACCAGAGAAGAAAATAGAGTTCGGCATAGGTGCATTATCATACTTCTTTGAGTAATGCATTCTCTGTAGAGAATACGGATGAAATGTGCCAGTTGGTGTATAAAAGCCCTTACGAGCCGTAGACACAGGCCACTGATAAGAACCATAATCACTATCAACCTGCATCATCTGGTGAGACTTGCTAACAGTGATATTGGTTTCAGCAAACGCCGGTGTAGTCAGCAACGTTACGAGGGCTAGACTTAGCAACTTCTTCATTCTCTTTCTCCTTCACAGTAAGTTCAAGTGGTACAACAAACTTTTGCCATGCCATAAAATCCTTATTAGATTCTTTTATGGCATATATGATATGTGGTTGATAGTTTTTCCGATCAAAATACTGTGACACAACCAAAAGATCATCTACTGTATAGTTGCGTAGATGATCCCTTTTCATCATGTTATCAAGTTCTTCTCTGGTATTGATAACTCTTGCCTTGAATGATAGTTCTATTTGACTCATTTACTTCTCCATTAGCATGTAATCTTACCAGGACATTTGTCGTGCGGACAAACATATCCCATAGGTAATAGTCTGCCAAGACCATCTGTAAAAGAAATACCACAGATTTTACATTTCACTTCGCCATAATCAGTTGGAAGTTGGTGTTGAGAAGGGACCGTCCAGTCCCTCCATAGTTTTCCTATTTCCATACCATCACGAATACCTTGTTTGTATCCTTCTTTCCAATCTTCGCTCATATTTCACAACTTCCTGAGGTACAAGCCAAAGTCTGAACACCTTCAACATTATCTTCCATTTCAACCAGAGAGTCCCAATCGAGAGACTTTGGAATAGATGGTAGCATTAGATTATAAAGGTCTTCGGTGATTTCCTCATATGGTGCCTGACGATATGAACCACCATCATGTGGCAAGAATGATACGCCAGACATTTCATCAAAATGACGATACACCCACGCACCAACATCCATCCATTCATGCTCTCTTACATTGATGGTAACGGATGGCTTGTGTTCGCACCATGCCTCCTGATATACTGCCCAAAGTTCAAGGTGCTTGATGGCGTCAATGTCGTCTCTAACGACAGCGCCCTTTGGCGCTTTCATTGGGAATGAGAAGACAGTTGTGGATTCTGGCTTCATAACATCTGGTTCCCATGGCACACCCTTGTCCTTCATAAACCGTGTGAGAGGATCTTTATTATCAGCCCGAACACGACGAATATAGAAGTTAGAATGGCGAGGATGGATACCACTGGCCGAATCGCATAGTTGAGATACAGTACCAGAAGGTTTAACGCAAGTAATAGCAGCAGCGGGATTGATTCCAAGAGTAGTTGCGAGTCCATTGTTTACCTCAATAGCAAAGTCACGGAGAGAAGCAAGACGCTCCTTGATGCCTTTGTCTTCTGGATTGTTGAATAGTTTGGAGTCATAGATGCCTGTGAGAGATACACCAAGTAGTCTTTCTTCCTCAGCATTCTTCTGCCAAATCTTTCTTAGGTAGGGAAAATCCGTAAGAGTAGACTGAAAAGTACCAAGGATAGTCGCAATCTCAATTTTGTCACGAATAGTTTCCATGGTGTCTCCGGCTCTAATAACAACCTCGGTAAGATTACAAAAGCCATACGGTCTAAGGATGATTTCAGAGCATGGGTTTGTTCCAAAAAGTTGGTCAGCATTTCTGCGGCCATTTCGCTTTGCGATTTTCTGACATGCTTCACGACTGAATAGACCTCTCTCACCCGACTTGGAATCATATAGTGCTAGCCACTCGGACATGAATGATCCGATTTCCGGCTTCTCGTTATAGACCGCAGAGTTGTTAGACAATGCTCGCTGTGGATTTGCTTCCCACCAAGCACCTGCCTTAGCATGTCTCATACGATCATCGGAAAGATTAGACAAGGAAATCATAGCAGAACGGCGAACACCACCGACTACCACAACCTCTCCGATTTTACACATAATATCATGGCACTCTAAGGATGTCAAGCGGCGTCCATGAGCATTCCTGAAAATCTTTACAACAAACTTGAACAGTTCGGAAAGTGGACCAGGACCAGAAGAACGACCGCCAAATGTCTTTAGTGGAGCACCAGCAGGACGAACCTTTGTTAGGTCCCACTTTGGAACTTCACCAGCATAAAGAAGTGAGATAAGCATACGAAGTGCCTTTGCCCAACCTTCCTTAGAATCACGAACAGAAATGATAGTTTCGGAATCAAATAGTTTTTCTGGAATCTCTGGTAGCTGATTGATAAACTGGCGCTCAACAGAGAAGCCAACACCAGTGCCACAAAGAAGAATAAACATTGCTTCGTCAAATGCCTTAGGATCATCAACAGGCAAAAACGAACAGTTATAACCACAAGTGTTATCACGCTCTAATGCCTTGCCAGCAGTCATCAAGGCACGCATAGAAGGCATAACCTTGAGGTCATACATGGCGTTATAGAGACGAGGACGAATGTCTTTGATGTTGTAGTTGTATTTGCTTTGGAGATGATTCTCCATGAAGTCTAGGTATCTATTGATAGTCTCGCCCCAGTTCTCACGGCGATTTAGTTCTGGTAGGTATCTTGAGTATCTGCTTTTGTAAATAAATTCCTGATAAAGTGATTCCATTATTCTTCCTCTTTCTTATTCGTATATACTATCTGCTCATCTTTAGGTTTCTCAATACGATTGATCACTTTATATGGAGCATTACTGACACATTTGTTTGAATGTTCCATATACATATATTCCCAACCACTGTTCTTTGTCAACTTTGCAATAGTTAGTTTCTGTGATCTCTCATACTGGATGACCCAATAGAATCCTGGAGTATAGTTACTCATTATTCTTCCTCTTTCTTTTCCATTTCCATAATCTGTTTATACTGTTTCAGACCTTCTTCCTTGCCGTGAATAGCTTGAAGGTCTTTGTGTAAGTCGCTATCACTATATTCTCGTCTATACTTTTTATATGTTTTGTTCGCCTCTGAAATCGTTTGGTCAAGTTTTGTCAATGCTTCGTCAATCATGACCGAAATTCCTTGCGATTTGCGATTCTCGTCAGATCCTCATATGAATAAGATGTTGGTTGTCCCCAACCTTTTTCCATTCTTTTGTGGATGACTATGATAGTATCATTTGTCATACCAATACTTCTTCTAAACTCAAATAGAATGTCTAAACATTTTCTATCAGGATCACTGTAATAGTTCTTTAGATATTCTGCCGCATCCCTCATAACATTAGGATCAATCATGACCAAAACTTCCACCAAGGTTTCTTTTCAATGAGAGGTACCTCAACAAATTTATTATCCCAATAATCCCAAAGAGAAGGAAAGTGCATTAGAATTTGCTCTTGTGCGGAAAGAGCAACCTGACGGTGTTCCTTCTGTGTGCCTGGTTCGGCTCTAACGTCAATGTAATGAATCCAAGAACGAAGTGTCCCTGACATATATAGACGGGTTGTGGTTAGACCTTCTGGTAGAATTGCTCTGGCTTGTTCTTTGGCCATGCCCCAACTTATAGCGTTTTTATAACGCTCTTTAGCAAGATCAGTTATTTCTTCCTGAACACTATTCCATTGAAACTTTAGACCGGAAGCATCGATATCTCCAATAGACGAAGAAATCGTTTCATCTGTAATCTCAATACTATTCTGACGATTCTTGGCATCCTGTAGTCTTGCTTCTCTCGTTACAAACTGCATGTCCTTAGTAGGATCAGCATAACGCTGGCTAAACTCTTGGAATGAGAATGAACGATGGCGAATGATCTGGTGAGAGATATCACGGGTTGTATTGATTTCCATTGTGATAGACACCATCTCAAAAGGACTCCAGTGCTTATGTTCAATGAGGTACTTTAGAAGTTTTGGTGCGGTTAGTGTGTTGTGTTGATTAGATGGATTAGATACTCTTGCCGTGTAGGCGATAAACTCTTCGGCAGACATATCTTTTTGATAACTAGATGTATGATTTCTGCCTGTTGCTTTACAAAATTTAGTCTGTTCAACAGTAGTTTTCATAAGCGGTTGTGTAATAGCAATAATCTTAGCGTCGTTCATTCTTTATGTCCTCAATCAATTCTGCCATTTCTTCAATTAGTTTAGGTAATAATACAAAAGCAGCGCCCCATGTATGTTTATTCATAAGGTGCTTATAACGCTTCACATATTCGTGTGGTGATATATGTTTTAGTTCTTGTTCAACCCACTTAGCATCATAGATGATCTTAGCGTCGTTCATACTCTGCTCCACTGGTTCATTTTCATTGTCGCTTCTAATCCTGCAAAGGTATTAGTATCTATGATGTGCTGGATATGGGAAGGATGCATTCCTGCCAATACCATTTCATTGATATCTTTCTCTTTGATATCCGTAGGCCATACACAAATCTTTCTACCCATGTCGATTGTCTTCCGCATGTTGCTTACGATTTGCTTGTTTCGAGGTTCATTATCATAGACGAAAACATAGTCGTAGTCAAGACCTACGATACTAGCCGCAACATACAAACTTGCATCCATAGTAGCCAGGCTATTGTCAATAAAAAGAGAGTCGATGGGACCCTCAACCACATACATAGTGCGACTAACATCAACTCTATCCCAACCAAATATCTTAGGAACTGTTTCATCTGCCTTGATCGTTATGTATTTGATTTTGGAAGGACCGATTGCTCGACCTTGAACGCCTAGAAGATTGCCTTCTTTGTCATGGAAAGGAATGATGATGCGTTCTTCTTTATATAGTTGTTTGTCGTTTTCAGGAAATAGGTCCTTGACAAACTTTGAGAAGTCGTCCGTATAGAATAGATGGTCGATAGGAACTTTTCTATCTTCCATATACTTTCTGGCATGATGCTTTGGACTCAACTCCGAAAGTTTGGTGGTTACAATAGTCTTAGGCTTGGAAACAAACACAGGCTTGGACACAAAGTCATTTACATCCACTTTGGTGTTTGTTGTATTGGACTGAACAAACGATTCCAACTGATACTCATTATAGAGAACAGGATCCACATAGCGAATGAACTTAGACAACGCCATAGTGGAACCGCAGTTATGACACATAAAGCCAAAGTGTTCCTTTCGCTTATAGATGTAACCACGGGTCTTGATTTTGTTCTTTTGGGAATCGCCACAAACTGGACAACGGAAGTTCCATAAAAATTCTCCCCGCTGCTTGAACTGTGAAAGTTTAGGAGCGAGGAGAGAAATATACTTTTTATCGATGTATACCGACATAGATCACCTGTTCATAATGAAGTTCTATTCTATATTATCCTTGACGCTGTGTCAAGTTATTTCTTTAGGTATGGCTTCATTTGTTGGAGAACTTCCCTTAGACTATCGATTTCCTTTCTAAGGTCTTGACGGTCATTGTCCACTACAGGAATACGAGAATCCAACTTTGACTTGATGGAATCTACGGTTTCTTCTATGCGAGTTACCTTTGTTTCAAGGTAAGTTACTTTTTGTTGAAGTTCCAGGTCCTTCATTTTGAAGTCGCCAATGGTCATAAAGTAGGCAGCAATAAGACCACCCACCGCAATAATGGCGGTGATAAAGTGTGGAACTTTCTCTACGATACCACCAACCGCATCATTATCGTCGTTGGTGTTGTTGTTAACCATTGTTGCTTCCATTCCTTTTCTTGTCCTGTCTATCTCTTCTTGGGATAGCGAGCATAACACATTTCACCGGTGCTTTCATTTCTCAATACAATCCCTCTCCCAGGATTCTTTGCGGCATATTCTCTAATCTCGGCAAAACAATCATCTTCATCTAGGTACTTGCGCCAATGTTTACCTCTGCGCTTTTCCATCTTGGCATTATGAAAAACTTTTGATGACACCTCGAAGACAACCGAACCAGCAAATGTTTCACAATCTTCTACAATAGGATTTGGTGCTTTTCTTCTAAGCATATTTATAACGACAGGTGTAGGAGTTGATTTCTCATTACGCTGTCTTCTTCTTTGTGCTTTCTTAGAAACACCAGGTTCGCCCATTGGTCCGATACCTGCACCGGCGATGGCACCAGAACCTACATTGTTTGTCGGCGCATCTTCTTTGATTGTCATATTTTCCTCAATCTATCTGCTATGGATAAATCCACAGGTATTTCTTCTTGCCTGACATAGTATTTATCAAACGAAGCCTTTAGATGGTCGGGCATATAGTTCAAATATATCAGTATTGTTTTCAGAACAGGATAATCTTCTTGATCTATTTTGTAAAATAGCATATTGACGGTGGGTTCAACACCAAAGACATTGGCTAGAATGATAACGTGGTTTAGAACAAGTCTCTCCTTGAACTCACCAGTTTGTTTATACTTTCTCAAAAGGCGCTTGATATACTTGATGCGCTTTAGATCGTCCTCAAACTCCGATTGGATGATGTGAGGACGATCATAGCATTTCGCCGCATATATCAAGAAGTTTCCATCATTTAGATCAAGCATTACTTAGTTCTTACTTCGTTTCATTTCCTTCATGATCTTATACTGATAATGCCTATTAGAATGATTATACAATCTTCTATAGAACATTTCGATTATTGTCTTGGCAGTTGTTCCCTCAAATAACGATGGTATAAGACCATGAACAATAGAAGCAATACCTGTGCCTATTAGGATGAAGCCAGCATATACGGCCCATTTGAGGTGAGCCGTATATGTAGTATTACTTTCTTTTAGATGATCACTTATTTTCTTCACGCTTCTTTGCTTTCCATGCTGTAGCGTAAGCAATAGACTTTTCTTTGGCAGTTAGACCGTCCTTAGAATAGCCTTTCTTGATGTGCTTTACCATGCGCTCAAACTTTGCGCCTGGAGGTGCCTTTTCTTCTAGTCTATCAGATACTCTTTCAAGACCTTTCTTTCTTTTCTTGATGGCGTGCTTGAACTTGCCTTCTGTGTCAAGGCCTTTTCTAACAACTTCTTTACTTACATTGCGGTCTGCTTTAGCCGCACTCTTGTATGCTTTGAGAGTTGCCTGCTTTAGTTCATCAATCTGTGTTTCTTCTTTAGCATGAACTTTTACATTCTTGCCTTTGATCTTGTCTTTAGCAAGGTTAGGAGATAGCATTCCTTTACGAAAAGACTCGGGTGTTGCGTAATCCTTGTTTCGATCTTTCTTCTTCGCAAGGTAACTTCTAAGAGTCTTTTTAGAAACCTCATCAATCTGTTCTTCTTTGACTGGCACACAGTTAGGCACCTGGCGGCCGCCCTTCTTCTTCATGCCAACCATTTCATAACCCTTCCAGCAAGGATCTTTATCTTCTTCCATCTTATTGGCAGCATACTTAGCAAACTTGATGCCTTGCTTGTTCTTCTTTTCGCCTTTATGGAATGCCTGAACATAAGAATACATATCAGGTTCTTTCTGGGCATCCTTCTTCATCTTATCGGACTTTACATAAGCATGATGGGCAGCACGGCTAGCAAGACCAGCGGATACTTCATCAATCTTTTCTTCTTTTAGACGCTTATGTGCCATGGTTAGACCTTTTAGTCTTTTTCCAATGGTCTTTTCGTCTTTTGCCTTTTCTGATTCTGGTCTATCCTTAAACTTAGGTTTACCAAAAACGTCCGTCATATCTTTGCCGGCCCTTTCGTGAAAGCGGTCATCTTCTCTCTTACCAGCAGCATATGTATAGGAGGCGTGTGCCCTCTTTCTATATCTGTTTGCTAGTTCCTTAGAGATTTCATCAATCTGGGTTTCTTCCATGTAAGCATTCTTAGGCATAGAAGCATTTACTTTTGCCTTGCCTTTCATCTTCTTATCAGCAAGAGCAATACCTTTTTCTCTTTTTCTTGCTAATGCCTTAGAAGGAGAAGGATCATCACCCATAGATTTGGTGAACTTAGTTTCCCAAGTAGCATCGCCATGGGACTTTTCAGCACCTCTCTTATAGCGAACAAGTTTGCCTAGAGATACTTCGTCAAGTTCAACTTCTTCTTTTTGATTGGCACGCTTTGTCATTTTATCATACCAAGCTTGGCTTTTCTTTTTACCAGACCTGACAACATCTTTTATCTTATTCTTAGCAACGATTTTTTGAATCGCTTTAGTTGAATCATCTTCGTCAATCTGCTTTTTCATCATAACTTTGATGGCAGACTGGGTGCTTGGTGAGTCTCCTTGGCTACAGTCGCAATCGTCTAGAACAGTATGTGCCTTTTCTTTTGGTGCAGCGGCCTTAGCAACTGCCTGACGGACGGCAGCATCGGTTTCTTCTCCAAAAACATCACCAACTTTTTTACTAGGCGAATTACCCAAAAAATGACTTCTTGGATTTTTGGAATTTAATTCCTTCATCTTTTTCATCATTTCTTTTTTACTGCCCTGAGCAACAATTTTTTTACTATCGGCATGAACAACTTTATGTGAAGTTGAATGACGAATCGCTTCTTCTAATGTTTCCTCAGCGACCATACTTTCAGCCGCACCAATCTTGGATTCTAGTTCTTTATCATCCACAATCTTGGCTTGTAGATAATACATGGAACCGACTAGATGATAGTGAAAGAAAAGATAATACTTGGCAGGAACTTGATTGATCCATTCACCTGTATCGGTGAAGCCCATCTTGTTACCAAACTGATTTACTTCCCATACTTCAATACCATGTCTACCCTCTAGATAGACTTTCTTTGGTAGATGAATGTGGAAATATGCTAGAGCCTTGCGAACCTTATTGAGTGAAGCATAAGGTGTTACACATGGTCTGGCAGCGATACCAGCTAGAATGCCATTTACTTCGTCTCTAACGGCGTCACGCTCAATGTCGATGCCCCCACTAGCGAGGGCACCGATTGTGATTTCTTCGTTTAGGTGTTCACGGAAAGTTTTCATATAACTCTCCTTATGGTGTTGTTACGGCAGCGTTTGCGGATGTAACTGTGTTTGCTCCAGCTGCGGAAACTAGAACACGGAAGGTGTTTGCGTTTGCGACTGCGGCATTTGCGACAAGAGTTGGTGAAGTATTGTTGAAGTAAACACCAGCTGTATTTGGAACAGATATCCAACCAGCACCAGCGTTACGCTGCCATGTATAGGATAGTGTAGCGCCTGTTGGTGTTGATGCAGCAGCAACAGTTAGATTGACATTGCCGGCACCATTTGCGCTTGTTGGCTGTGTGGTAATGCGTAGTGTAAAGTCTGGGAAGTTAGTGTCATCGGAACCATCGGTAGCGATAGAACCTGTAGCAACTAGAACTTCGTATGTTACACGACCAGCACGAAGACCGGTGCCTTCTTTACGAAGAACCCAACCGGAGTGTGGGATTCTTGGATTAGCACGGACTTCGTTTGTGTCTACAGCAAACTGTCCGATTGCTAGATTTGTTGTGATGGCAGACATGGTAACATTGCCATATAGATTGGCACGATTACCAGGTGTGGTTGCCTGATTGACCTGAATTGTTGCTGCAATGTCTGAATTGGCAGCGTTGTCTTTATTACCCCATAGTGGCATTGTAGTTTCCTTTAGTTAGTTAGAGAGGTGTTCTGCATACCCTGTTTTGCTGGATCCAATTCTACAGGATCAGCGGGTTTGCCCGTCTCGGTTGTATTTGCTTTTATTTGTTGTCTCTTAGAGAGGACTTTTTTACGATCCTCTCTTACGAGTTTCTTTACATCATACGGATGTTTCATCATACTATCCTATATTTATTTGCACCAACGGACACGACAGACTCAGCAATTTGACTATTTTGAGAAGTTCTGTTCTTTGCCTCTTTTTCATTATCAAGACCAGCACCACCTTGATGCCTTGATCCACTTACAGGTGAATTGGTACGATCAAGAGGATCACTCTCTCTACCATAATTAGGAGTCATAGCATCCGAGCCACCTTTTGGTGTAGTGACTGCTGTAGATGCTCCAGGAACGCTACTATCTGTTCTTGGTGTTGCTGGAGCGGGTGCTGCTGACTGCTCTGGACCTTGTGCTTTTTCAGCCTTTGAAGGATCAAAGGCCTTTAGTCCCTTAGGATCAAGTCTCTTTTGAATAACAGAAGGATCATTTGCACCACCCTTACGTGCTGTCAATCCTTTAAGATCATTCATATACTGACCTAAGGTAGCATTCGGATTACCTACGTTTTTTCTATATGTATCTAGATCAGACTTAGAAACAACGCCGGGTTTTGTTGCTGTTGATGCAGCAGGCGGTCTTGTAGTTGTGCCAAGACTAGTAGGTCTTACTGGTGGACGTGGAGCCATAGTTACTGATCCGCTACCACCAGCATTAGTCGATCCCGCAGGTCTAATGTTTTGTGAGCCTACTGCCTGTGTGCGTCCAACTTGTGCTGCGGCCGGCGCCGCTGGCTTTGGCATACTATTTAATTTAGCCAACGCTTGTGCGGCCGTAGGTCTCATTTGCTCGGATACCGACTTACCCGTTTCCGGTGCGCCTAGAAAGACGAATCTTCCTTCATATGCTTGGCACGGATTCTCTTTAGAATAGCACCGGCAACTTTCTTGCCACGCTCTTCGGATCCATACTTCTCACCAGCTTTAGCAGCAATCTTAGAGAACATCTTGCCTGGCTTACCAATATCTTTACCAGCACGGGCAGCCTTTGCTGAATATGCCGCTTCGTCAAGTTCATAACCTTCTGGTAGATTTGGTTTTGTATGTTTTCCAAGACGACTTTTGATATCGGCCTTTGTGTCTTTGGTTGCAGACTTAGTAAGTTTGCCTTTTTTAGTAAAATGGCCTGAATATCCATCCTTATGAAAATCTGTATTGCTAACATCAGGAAGTTTTGCTTTTCCTGTTGGCTTTTGATTTCTTGCACTCTTGCCAGGAAGATTCTTTTCTTTCCATCTATAAAGACGATTACTTCTATTCCAGTTGCCATCCATGTCATCATGCGTTTCTGCACGACGATATGCCTGCATTGCTGTCTTAGCAGTTGGCTTCTTTAGTTCATCAATCTGTATTTCTTCTTTAGCAAGTTTTCTATATTCCTTTGCCTTGTTCTTAGCAGCCTTAAGATCGGACGATGCCTTGGCACGATCCATCAAAGCCGATGCACGACCTCTCTTAGCTGCGGATTTTTCTGCACTTCTTTCATGCCCAACTGCCTTCCCATAATGACGCTCGAATTTTTCATCATCGTCTTTTTCATCAGCCTTGTCAGCTTCACCATGATGAAAATTGGCTCTGGCTTTATGTGTTTGATAGTCGTCAGAATGTTTGCGACGAATATCTGGTAACTTACCCTTACCATAAAGTTCATCGATCTGTTCTTCTTCCATCTTGCCTGCCATCTTAGCAGCACGGAAGCGAGAACCCCAAACTTCGTCCTTTGGAGACTCTATCTTGCCGTCCTTGTCATAGTCTTTGTCGGCTTTTTCTTCTTTGGTAACACCCTGCTTCATAAGTTTGCGACCATGTTTTAGCATACTTACGGGAGCATTGTAGTTATTGTTGCGACCTTCGGGATTATCGTGACCGAGTTTCATAGCAACGGCATCACGCTTACGACGATTTATATCATCTTTCTTTGGACGATCACGTATTTCATCAATCTGTTCACCTTCCTTCATGCACTTATATGCTTCCTCAAGGCGAGCATCATAAGCAGCAAGATCCTCACGGACAACTGCCTTACGAGAATAGACACCGAACTCCTCGTTTACAAGGGCTTCGGCCTTACGACGAATCTCACCATCCTGCATGGCGGACTGGACTGCTTCTAATAGCGGGTCCTTCTTTGTTAGAAATGGATTACTCATTTTTGTTTCCCTTTTAGTTTCTTATAATATAGAAAACTCTATCTTATTTAGTCTTTTTGTATTTTCTTTTTCCAAACAATGCTGTTTTTTCAAACTCTGCGTTCACATCAGGTTTTACTTCATCTTGACTCATTGTGTTTGGAGTCATGCCCATTGATCCCATATAAGGGTCAATCAGGCTTTCTTTTCTCACTTTTTCAGCCGTTTCTTTCATCTTTTCTTCGGCTAGTTTGCCATACTTTGCTTTGAATCTTCTACGAGTTTCTTCTTTCATCATCCAACGGTCAATAGGAGACCATAGCTGATTTGGTTCACCAGTAATGAAAGGATTATCATCGCTTGTTATATCACCGACAAATGAAGGATTCTTGGCAGAGGTAAATGTCTGACCAAGGCGATCCGCTTTGATGGGTAGATTGCCAAAGACTTTAGTTTCATAATAACCCATATCTCTTGTCTTACCTGGCTCCTGACCTGGCGTATCTTTCTTATAACGATCTGTTAGCTTAGGTGTGCCCCAGTTTCCTGCGCCACCTACTGGATTGCTCTTTGCCTTTGGTGAGAAGTCCGAATACTGTTCTAGCATATTCTCAAAGCGGCGGTCCATATCACTGGATAGAAACTCTTCCACTTCTTTGGAAATGGAGTCAACGAACTTATTGTATGTCTCAACAATAGTATTGGCGTCAAGGTCATTCTTTACCTCAATAACCTTCTCAAATAGCTGGTCATAACGATTTAGATTGAACTGTGCCTTGCTCCACTTTTCATAACGCTTTTCTTCGGCAATGACACGACCACCAGTGGTTGACCTTGCTTCGTTACGCTGTCTGGATACATCATTGCTGGTATTCACAAATAGCATAATCGTCTTGTAACCGGCACTCTCAAGGATATTCTTGATTTGTCTTGTTGCTTCATAGTCTGCCATGGTGCCATTGACTACAAGATTATCACCATTACACTCTTTGATGGAAAACTTGTTATCTGATACTTCTCTAAAGCCATGTGGTAGAATAGCTTCTTTTAGTATCTTGTCTTTGCCTGAACCAGGAACACCACCAAGAACGATTGCCTTATGTTCTATAACATATGACTTACCAAACATATCTGGATTAGCCTTGCCGAACCAACGCATTACTTTACCTGCTTCCGAGTTTGCTTCGTTTTCAATATCTGAACCAGTTGAGCCTTCTTGCTTGATATCTTTACCGAGTCTACCATCTTCGTTTTGTTTGTGATGGACCAGTTCATGTGCGACAGTTCTAAAGATGTCCATTGGATGACGATTCTTTGTCATAACGATTAGCTTCTTCTCACCTGGTGAATAACCACCAAATGATGGCTGGTCGCCGTGATCGTCAGCTTCTTTGTATTCTATTTCAGGAGGTTCTACAATGCCAAGTTTGCCGACAGTAAAGTCAATAAAACTTTTCAGCATACCATCAAACTCTTTGCGAGATAGATCCTCGGTTAGAGTATCTTCTTTGAGATATGATTTGGCTGCGGTGAAAATCTTCTTGGCTAATGCTCTATCGGCGGTAGGTGCGGTCTTCATAAACTCGCCAAACTTGCCACCACGGATATATTCACGCATCTGTGTTCCAGATACGCCTGCCTTACGACCGCCAGAGTTGATTACATCAAAGCGTCTAAAGGCATAGTTTTTGTTCTTATCAAACTTTGGATTGTCTCTAGGCAGAACATATTTGCCAATGCTATTCTTGAACTCTGCTACACGGTCACCACCTGTAATCATTGTCACATCTTCGACGCCTTCATCGGAGAGTTTTTTACAAATAGCAAATGCGGTTGTAGCATTTGGATCGTCAACGATATTGATGCCAGGGAATAGCTGGCGAAGAAACATTACTTTTTGCTGATATGGAAGAGGATTCTTTTTAGGATCCCAGGACTTGGAGGTATAAACTCTAAACTCGGCGCCAATCTTTCTAGCATAGTTAGCACCGAAGTGGATCATTTCAGCATGGCCTTTTGTAGGTACCTGGAAACGTCCGAAAATGAATACAACTTTTTTATTGAACATACTCGCTCCCTCTGCGGGTTTATTTGCTTATTTATATAACTTTTTCTTTCTTGCCTCTTTTACTATCTTACGAATAGTTTTGACGATAGGCGTAGGCTTCTTTTCGGGTTCCTTTTTCATTACTTGCCCCAGTTCTTTACAGCCAGGAAGTTGGCTCTACTAAACTCCATACGATCCACTAGTTTGACAGCATCACCACCAGTTGACCAAGCAGCCACATATCCTTCTGGAGTTGTTACTTTATAGCCACCATCGGCTGTATGTAAGAATGTGCCTAGATCATTCACCATGTTGAACTTGGCAATCAGTAGCATCTTGGCATCAATCAATAGATTTTGAAGCTGGAATATCTTCTTTAGATCGGAAGCATTCTGGCGATACCATCTAAGGATCATATCTCTTTCAGCCTTGCGCTTTGCTTTAGTCGCTGGCATCTTGGCGTCGTCTATTTGCTTTTGATACTTGTCGCCAACCCATTTGATTAGCTGTGCCGTATGGCCCGCACCCATATGTTCACCAGCACGAATGCGCTGATTATAGAAGGACATAATCTGGATTCTTTGTGTTTCGTTTGTAGCAATGAAGTTCATTAGTGAGGCAGGTATTGTTCTGAATAGTGAACCAGCTTGTGATAGAATGCCTGTTAGTCTAGCATTCTCTGCCTTTGTAAGAGTAGCACGACCAGTAACATCAACAAACTTATTTGATCTATACCACACATTTCGTGATGGATTGAAGTTATTTACATTGATATCAAAATGTGTCTGGAGAGTCTGCATCGTCTTGCCATGATATGTGGTATGAAATACGATACCAATCTTGGCCGCTCTGACTTGCTGTGCCAGTTTAGAATCGGCAGGAACAGCATATGTGATTGTATTAGGACGGAATGTGATATACTTCTTGCCGTCGATTGTCTCGTCCTTTAGTTCGCTTTTGGAGAACATAAAGTCGCCATGAACGATACCTTTGATGCCTAGTTCTGGTAGATACTTTAGAGCGGCAGACAGTTTATCAGCCAGACCGCCTTGGTGATTGGCTCTAACATCGGCTTCTGTATAGTTTAGTTTAGCATTCTTGGCGAAGATAGACTTTGAGCCAACAAAGAACTTTCCGTTTTCAGGATTGATACCGGCATAGATAGCAGGAGCGCCGTCGAACTTAGTTCTAAGAATAAGGCCGCCTCTTGCTTCTGATAGAGTCTGACCATCATCGGCAAACATATCTCTAAGGGAGATTAGGAACTGAATAGCGTTGCGAGTGCCAGCAACACCACCTTCCAGAACGGCGTCCTCAATATGTGTTAGATGGCGATCCTTTTCGGCCGCTGCTTCTGTAATATACTGTGAAAGTCTAATCACAAATGAATCCTCTTATTTGAATCTAACGATCTTAAACTTAGTATCGTTTGGATATTCTTGTGCTTTACTATTTCTTAGTTCGATTGTATATTCCGCAGAAGGTGTTGAACAGTAAATAGTAATCTGTTTTGATCCAGTGTTAGGATAGTTTACTTTTGTAACCGTCATGTTTTCGGTCAACGATTTTAATTTTGAACCATCCATCCAAAAAACTTTCCAATCGGTAGCATTTATCTTTCTCACATAAAAGTAATTCATACCCCACGCTCTTTCGAAAATAGCTTTCATCTCTTTTGGATTAGGTGTAGCAACTTTTAGCTTAGGACGTTTCTTTTTTATTTTATTTCTTTCATCAAAGCCTTCTTGGACTTTATTCAAATCAACACCAAAAGAGTTTAAAAACTTAGCACCAGCTGAATCAGGTTGTAAAGTTCCTGTAGCATCAAACAAAGAAGCAGCACCTGAGTAAGAACTAAATGTTGCTCCGTTCACATCTTTCAGTGAGATAAACCACTTTTTACTACGTGAATCCTCAATAACAATGTCACCAATAATTGCTCCCAAATCAGCAGTCGCTACTCCTTCTTTTTTCGTTGAACCTGTTCTTTGTGTCACAGATTTAATTTCATTTACGCCAAACGCAGGATTCGACTGAATGAGTTTTTCCACAAGTTGCTGATATGTTTTATTTACACCTTTACTTTTAAAGAATCTTGCCAGATCAGTGATAGTTTTCTTCTCGAAATTCTCACCTTTGTTGGCACCCTTTGCTATAACGGCATCGAACTTCATACTCTCATATGTAAAAGATACTGAAGGATATTTGCTACTATTTGGTGAAATATTATTATATGTTATTTTTGTGACGCCAGCAGCCTTTAAATCTTTCATGATTGCTGCCTTTAGCGCCTCGGACGTATCCTTACCAGTATTAATCAACTGTAATCTAAACTCTCTTACCATTGAGTTGGTCTTAGACGGCTTTCCTAGTTTTTGTGTAGGAGCCACTTGAAAGTTATACTTTTTAGAAACACTATTCAAGAGACCTGCAACTTCGCTTATAATAGTTTTCGAGTCTGGTTTCTTAACAGCCAAAAAAATACTCCTAATTTTATCATCTAGGAGTATTTAGTCTTTTTCTTATCAAATAGATCCACAGTCGAATAGCACCAACACATCTGTCATATATGTCTCGGATAGACCAAAAGTTCTTATTCAACTGTAGTCGCATTCTGTGATTGTCTTCTTCCAGTCTGGCAATAGTATATGCTGCCTTTCGTGGCACAGAATGACAATGGACTGAGTTGTGTTTCTCAACCCAGTCCGCTAGTTCATGTAGTTGTTCGATTAGTTCTTGATTGTCGCTCATTCTTCCTCAATAAACTTGATTAAGTCAGCGGGTTTCACCATGATGAACTTTTCGTTGGCATACTTCTTGGCAATCTTTTCGGCAACTCTCTTACTGGCTTCTTTTTGATTTTCCGCCCGCATTAGTGTCGCAGAAGTTTTTGCTTTTGCCAATTCTCTTTCTAGAGTAAGTATCTTATCCTCATAGCTTTTCTTTTCAAGAGGCTGAAAATTCTTCTGAAAGCCTAGCCAAAACTCACGGATAGCATCATCACGCCCGACGCCTACTGGTATGGCAATGTCTCCGGTTTTGAGATTTAAAGCTATATCACCCAGACTCGTTTGTATTGTAATATGTCTAGGTTGATCGTTTTGGATAGATGAGGTTATCATTGCGGATCCCGATGATACATCGACATCAAACGGTTCTCCATTATAGACAATCGACGGATTATATGGTGCGCCAACTGCTCCTGCCGCTCCTACAGAAGCCATCTTTAAAGCATTATCTAGTACCGTTTCTAAATCACCGTTGTTTCTAGCTATATCTATTCTATCAACAGTGACACCAGAAATATGACGATACGAATCTGTCATAACATCGTATGACCAATCTTTTCTCTTCTGTGCGGTTCTCAATGTTGTCATTATTCTATCACCTCAAAGATATGCCAAACAAGAGTTGTCCAACTTGATTGCTGAACCGTGCCAACATAAACATAATGCTTTCGTTCATAATCCTGCATTTCATATCCAGTGCCAAAGACATGAAACACATACTTACGTTTTTCTTTCTTGGGATTGACGACGGCCCAGAGGACAGGAATACTACCCTGCATCTGCAATGATAGTATCTGTGCTCCTCTGGGCATTTCAATCTCTGTCACCATATTATGATGAATATCCGTACCAAGCGGATACTTGTGAATCATCTTCATAACAAAAACTCCAGTTGTTAGATACGGGCAGCCTGGAAATGCATACCGTCAGGACGACGCTCCCAACGACCACCCCAAATCCAACCTTCTGCCTCAAATGCCTGAACGATTAGAGACTTTTCAGTGAAAGAATGCTTATTATATCCTGGCTTTTTACCAAGAGCGTTCCAAGGTGCGGCAATGTCAATAGCGACACCAAAGGCATGAGTAGAAAGAGAAGAACCGCCACGCATGTTACGGATGTTCCAGGTGCCAGAAAAGACATGTAGTTGCTGTGCCTTAATCTTATCATAATCTCTGCCATTCTCGTCCCACACATATGTTAGAACACGAACAAGAGAATCAGCACAGGACTTATTCATCCATGTCTTGGTGATCTTGATATCGTCCATCCACATGGTATATGGTAGATTGACCTGAACCATATGCTTTCTAAATGCTCCGCCGTAATCTGGTGTACCGAACTTGGCACGAAGTTCACGCTGGAGCGGCCATACGTTCTTCTTTAGTTTACCAGCAGTAGGGACCTTAGCGTCAGCCACAGTGTTGGTAACGTCAACAAACTTTGTTTCGTCAGCGTCTTTTACAGCAACATCGGTCGTGTATAGTTTACCGTCAAAAAGAAATACATCTTTGCCAGCTTTTCGTGCTTCGGCAAATGCCTGTTTGAATGTTTTAGCCATTAGTTTCTCCTATTCTTAGTTCGCAATCACTAGCAGGACAGTCAGCGGAGCCGATGTAAGTGATAACATACTCACAGCACCAATACTCACGATTGACTCTCGCCAACTCGGACACATTAACAATATATATCATTCTTCTTTCTTATGATGTTCGGAGCAAGTCATACGATATCCACCATCTTTGGTAGGCCAACCAGTGCTAATACTATTGAAGCAACCTGGTTCATCACACAAACTAAGAATCGGCTTGAGAACATCAATCTTTTCTTCTCTAACCTTTGCTCTAATGTTGTCGATTCTCTCCATATCAAACTCATTGGAGATTTCCATGCCGCCAGCCATATATAGTGGCACATAGGCGTCAGGACCAAATCCTAGGCGTTCATAGATTAGATAACGAAAAGAACCAGGATTATGAGCATGTTCCACGATATGTTTCATTACCCATGCGGTAACGGCCAGTTTCGTTTCATATGGACATTCTTCCACAAGGTCTTCTAGTGTTTTATCGCTCATTCTATCACCTCATATCCATCATCGCAAGTGTATATCGTTCGCTTTAGACCAAAGGCTGCTATAGCCCTTTCACAACCAGCACAAGGCTTTGCTAGACCCCACACAAACTTTTTGGTGAATGGCTTCTCTTTCTTCACTCTGGTGATATACAAGTCGCATTTAGAAAAATCATCCACATCAATCTCACGGAGCGCATTCTTGATGGCATCAATCTCGCTGTGAAGGAAGATCGCATGTTCATTCTTGGAATACTTCGCTTGGAGTGGATGCGACTTCATACTATTCATTCCAATGGAAATGATCTTATTATTCCAAACGACAGCAGCGGCAAACTTTTCCGTGGGGTTCGGATTAGCTGCCGCTATCTTTTCCAGAGTATGGAGAATGTTCTTATTGATCTTTCGCATTCTCATAATATAGCATAGATGATCTAGAAAGTCAATACCAAATTATTCTCTTGTCTTCCGTTACGATTCCGGGACCAGTCTTTGTCACCGCTGCCATATGAGTTCCCACATCTTTTCCAAAACCACGCCACTGCATTTGAACGATTCCAATTCCTTTGGCTTGAAATGATCTGGCACCAGCAGTCATCTTACCAAATGTCTGGTCATAAGCGATTTCCAAAACGTCTTTATAAACAGTATTACCAACATCAAATGTTTCATGGTGAGCAACGAAGTTTACGACTTGACGACCCTTTTCTGGCCAAATGAATGGTGTAGACTTGATTGCGGAGATTTGAAGTTCCTGATCGATTATGTCACCGACCTTCTGGACTTTACCCCATGGTATTTCTTTACCAGCAACAAAGGCAGTTGTTCTAAACTTTGTCCAGAACTGATACTTTTTGGCAGGATAGATATCGACCAACTCCATCACACCATTTGGATGATTGTAGTCCATAACCCATGTTGCTTTCCACTCACCGCCATGATAGTCTTCTTGGTAGACATAACGGTCGTTTGGCTTCGTGTAGAAAACATTACCGATAATCTTTTGATCAGCAGGGTTATAATATTCGTGTTGAATAAGTTCGCCAGGTTTTGGCTGCGGCCAGTATTCTTTAATGTCAAATGTTCTATACATCCTTTTCCTCCGTGTATTTGTCCCATTTGCCTACAGGGCACGATGAACTGGGAAACATAGTCTTGCCTTTGAGAAAACAACCACACTTCTTACAAACGTAAAACTGTTTTTCCAAATGTTCACACTCTACACAGATGTTCAATCGTTCTCTTGCCTTCTTGGCTCGTTCTGTCCATTTTGTTACAAGTTCGACCATGATGATTTATCCTATAAGAAAGGGTGGGAATTTCTCCCCACCCTCTATATATTACTTCTGTATATGTATATGATCAAAGTGGCCTGCTACCTTCCAAAGCACAGTATAACCTGCCGCTCTGGCTCTCGCAGCCAAGGCATCAAACTTCGATCTTGTCGAACGATTAGATGCCTCTCTTACACCACGACCTATGTTGATGTCGATTGCCCGACCAGCATAATGAGCCCAACCATGATGAACATGATGGACTCCTCCAAAAGCAGGATGTTCCGACACACGGAAACCAGAATGTTGAAGCATTCTTCCGTATGCAACGATTGATGCCGAAGCACCAGTGTTTCTTCCTCGTCCTGCCATATGGGTGTTATGGTGTCTCGAAGCAAGTCTAGCACGACCATGGAGTCTGGGCATTACGCTCCAGTTTCCGTTCGGAGTGCCGAGAATAGAGTCTAATAGATTAGGCTCTGTTGCTCCGTTTGAATATTGATTTCTTGCCTCAGCGGTACCGCTAATAGCAAGTACCGTAATGAAAGCAAGTAAAATCTTCTTCATAATAGTACCTTTCTGTTATATACGACCACGCACAATATCACGATAACGAAAGATGAAGGAAATGTGAGATTGATTTGGCGAGTGCCGACGAGGTCGTAGGAGTTGAGTGCCGCTGCCATTACATCCGTGGTCAGCGGCGATAATCGCTAGGCAATATGACTGCCTAGCGAATTAGTATTTAGTAAACTATAGGCTTGGGAATTTATCGGCGGCGATAGAAGCAGCCCATGCCTCTGGCTTCACTCTAGGAGTCACACCAGTCATACCACGAATATAGCCAACTGCTTCGCTGATAACACAGGAAGAACCGTGCTTGTGATTTGGATTGATATCGATGTGGACCTCGCACTGTCTGTCACCAATAACATCTGCTAGGTCTAGATAAAGCTGTGCTGCCTTCATAACCTCATTCATCAATCGCATACGTGGCTTATCTTTAGCCTGGTCATAATCTCGTTCGGTTGTAATCTCACCAAAGACTTTAGCACCATGCTTACCGTCTTTATGAATAACCACAACGACAGCATAATCCGCAAACCAGACTCCGCCTCGTCTATGTCTTTCAGAGTCAGAACCAATATAAATCTTGGTTGATTCCGAAGAGTTCTCGATGAAATCTCTTACTTCGTCCAAGTCTAGTTTACGTCTCATTTTAGTCCCTTTCTACATATCGCTCCCTGATTTTCTTTGGAGCGAAAAACTGATTTACTGTCTCTAATACTGCTTCGGTTGAAAATGGTTTACATGAAAAAACATCCATGTAAAAGTTACCAGACTCGTCACAGAAATGAGCAACGATATTGGAAGTTTCAATCAACTGAACCAGTGTATAACCTTGCTTGTCGTCTTCGCCGAAGTGAACAACTTGCGGCTCACCATATGCCACCATATCAATGCGCTTTACTAATACTTTAGCAAATGCGGCGATGTTTGTTGGATTGGTGATTAGCGCCTTGTCAGCATCATAACAATCTAGAATAAGATGATAACCCCACGCCATTTAGATATCCTTTTGCTTGCCCTTTTGTGCTTCATATGCCTTTACTAGGCCTTGAAGCGTATCTGGATTATATGTAACATCATTCATCATGGCGAGAAAGCAAGAATCCTCACCCTTCTGTGCTGTGATAACAATAGTCGTGCCAGAAATCCAGACACTCTCGACAACACCACTGTCATTGGTCATATTTAGAAGAAGAAAGAAGTTCTTTTCGTCCATAGTTTTCTGGACGCTCTCTGTCTTTTCGCAAACAATCTTCTGTTCGGTATTCGTTTCCTTTTTCGCAGGAGCACCTTGTAGCGCCGTCGATGCGAGTGTAATGACAAGCACAGCAAATAGACCTTGAAGACCGCCTCTAATAAAAACGTTTTTCATTTTACTCTCCATAATCAAGATGAATCATATTCTGATAAGACATTAACGGAGGAGCATCTGCCGTCTTGTTCTTAACTTTTAGTATATACTTTTTAGCTTGTTCTGTTAGAAGGCGATCAAAATCTTGTTCGATATGAATCCCTTCCCTCACATTGATATCATTGTAATACTTTGCACCAAATGAATTTAGAAATTTGGCCGTGGCTTCAGTTTTATCTTTTGCATCTAGAATCATAATCGCTCTAGTATGTCCAGAAGAACTTGAAGCACGATCCATTGTTACAGTGTAATAGCACATACTCTTCCTCCTTCTGTGTTATTACCAACCGAATATGTCGTCTTCCTCATACACCCGGGCACCAGGACTATTCTTGATAATGATCTGCTTTCGGACAGTCGGACGATAAGCAGGAGCATAAGTCGGCGCAGCATATACAGGCACAGGAGCATAACCATATCCACCATAAGGATAAGAGTTAGCAATAGCGGCAGCACCAATAGCAGCGGAAGCAATACCAATACCAGCAATAGCGGCACTGTAGCCAAAACCAGCACCATAACCCCAACCCATTCCACCATATCCCCAAGGGATAAACTGTGCTTTGGCAGGCGTAGCGATGGCAAGAGAAAGACTTAGTGCGGTGAATAGGGCTATAATCTTGTTTCTCATTTTGAGACTCCATAGAGAAAAGTGACCCCATTGCGGGGCCACTGTATATTTATTACTTTCTGGTTGTGAGTTCCTGAACCTTCTGTGCAACCTTCTGATTATCGAGTTTACCGAAATTAGTAGGACGCTTAGGCGGCATAGGTGCCTCAACATACTTGGTAACTGGCGGAGCGATAACATCGGTGCCAGCGAATGCGCTACCACTGAAAAGCATAGCGGCTAGAAAAGTAACAGTCTTCATATATTTTCCTTCCTAAAGTTAGCGAAGTTTACCGATGTTGCATTGCAACATCATACTAGTATATAGTCATAGGACATTTTTGTCAAGATGTTCGGAGAAAAAGTTTTTGAGAATTGTGCCGAAATTTTCATTCGTCATCATAGTGTCATTCCAGAGAATGAAGTCCTGATAAAGATTGTGAATATCGTCCATAATTCTTTCTTTTGCCTGAATGGACTCGTCTCTACAAATAACGGAGTATCCTCTATCTTCCAGTTCATCCATCAAATCATCTATGTGAAAATCACGCAGGTCTACATCAACATCAACTTCCGTGGTGATGGTAGGCATTCCATTTCTCCTCATTCATTATGTCTAATATTAGCACATTGGAATGGAAATGTCAAGTCTTTAGTTCAATCGTTCCACGGAGATATTGCTAGTGCTACCCATGCCAATAGCCCGTGCAGCACCGTAAGAAAGATCAAGAGAACGGCCCCTGACAAATGGTCCTCTATCATTGACCACAACTGTAACGCATCCATGGTGACATACCTTTAGGTGAGTGCCGAACGGAAGAGAACGATGGGCTGCGGTGTATCCATGAGGATTGAAAACTGCGCCCGATGCGGTTCGACGGGAAAGATGTTCTCCGTGACCGTAGAAGGAAGCAACCATGTGACTGCCTCCAGTAGAATGATGGCCCCAACTAGCAGTCCAATCATTATTGTCATAGCTTTGAACGCTTGTGCCATGTCTATTTCTTTTCACCTTTGTTTGTCGTGTGGATTGTTCGCCAAAGATACCACCGAAAAAATCAGATAACGGATCGGCAGCGGCCGAAGTTGTAAGAACGATGAAAAGGGCTATAGTGGTAAATGCTTTGTTCATTCTGAATCCTCTTCTTCAAATAACTTAGGATTTTGTGCTTTGATTATAGGTTCAATCAAGGGAAGCAGTTCTTCTACCCATTTCTCCATCAAGGGATGATGATCATCTTCCATAATTTCTCTTAGAGAAACTTTCACTTTGTTCATAAAATACCTTTCAATGATTGGATCAGGAACCTGGATTCGAACCAAGATTAACGGAGTCAGAGTCCGCTGTTCTACCGTTGAACTATTCCTGAATGGATCGGGGACTAGGACTCGAACCTAGAAAGTCGGAACCAAAATCCGACGTTATGCCAATTTAACTATCCCCGAATAAAGATGGTGCGTGAGGTAGGATTCGAACCTACAATGTTACCACAAAGGGAACGGATTTACAGTCCGCTGCAACACCACCGCCGTTGCCGCTCACACATATTCCATACGCCTTATCGGTTTAGCCCTTTAGCTAATGAAGTCAGCAATCCGATATTCACGGGCATTCCCTTCTGTTATTCCCGCTAGGCCTCTCCTGCGTATCTAGAAAGCAGGATAAACTGGTTGTCCCTACTGGTAACGATCCAGTGTCTATGTGTTATCAGCACATTGCTCTACCTTTGAGCTAAGGGACAGTAAACTTTAGAAATCGGCACGATCCTGGTTACACTCAAACACATAGTAACCAGCTTCACGCCACGCATCAATAACACGATGCCGATCCTCGAACACTCCCATCACTTTATATCGAGGATGAAACAGAGAAAGATACTCATTTAGAATATCCAACTTGATCTTATCATCGTCGGTACGATCACCACTCTTACGCATGAAAAGATCGCCATCAGGAAAATCGTAATCACAATGCTGCTGCAACCAACGGAGAGTAACCGCACGAAAACGCTCGTCACGGGCAGTAATAACAATAACCTTATCACCAGTCTTATGTAGAGTATTCATAAGATGCATAACGGCTTCGTAAGGTTCATCCTTATCCTGTGCCGCAAAGAAAGCATCCCAGTCCTTCGTGGTGTTCTGGGTAAGGTGCTTGATACGGTGCAGGTTGTTAGCCAGCGTTCCATCAATATCGAATATCCACAAGTTCCGCTTATTCATTCCATTTCCTTTCTCATTATGTCTTATAATAGCACATCCGGAATGGAATGTCAAGTGGCTATGTTTACAATCGTTTGTCTACATTCTGGTGCCGGCTAGAGGAATCGAACCTCTGTTTGATGATTACGAGTCAACTGTAATACCATTATACTAAGCCGGCAATCTGGTGCTCCTGCCCGGTAACGATCCGAGTTTTCACCCTTACCAAGGGTGTGTAATACCTTTATACTACAAGAGCAAATGGCACTGGGTCCAGGTATCGATCCTGGTCTCCAAGATCCACAATCTCGGGTGCTACCATTACACTAACCCAGCAAATTGGTGCCCTCGGTCAGACTCGAACTGACACTAAGTTGGGTTTGAATCAACTGCCTCTGCCAATTGGGCTACGAGGGCATAACACCTATCATCAACTCTGAATACTGATGATACTTTATCTTATGTATTGGATTATTGTTATAAGGATCAGTATCATACCAACGATGCTCACCAATAACAATACCTATACAATCATAACCGTTTTCTTTATCTTCTTTCTTCCACATCGGAAGATATGTGATTTTATAATATAACATCATGGTGCTTCCCCTTAGAATCAAACTAAGTCCTTCTGCTCTTCAGGCAGTCGTGCGGATCACCTACACCAGAGAAGCATAAATGGTGCTTCGTATGGGTATCGATCCCATCTTTCCCGCTTGAGAGGCGAGTGTCCTAGCCAATAGACGAACGAAGCGTAAAACTTTTTTTGTGAGGAACGAGTATGCATCCTCTTTTCAGTATCCGGGTTCCCAAGGTTACGACAGCCTCGCACCGTCTCCCGACCTCGATGTGGCAATTCTGCTCATCCGGATTATTTGTATCGATACTGCCTCACAAAACTGGTGGACCTGGACGGAATCGAACCGCCGACATTCTGCTTGCAAAGCAGACGTTCTCCCCCTGAACTACAGGCCCGTGAATGGCGCACTTAACCGGTACTGACCCGGCCGATACTCGGTTGACAGCCGAGTGGGTTCACCTGCTCCCTCTAAGTGCATTAAATCTATGAAGGTTACAACCCAGTCATAACTCGTCGCAACGGTTTTCTTACAGGTCTACCTACAATCCCTCTACGTTTGGTGCGCCTGGTAAGATTCGAACTTACAACATCTGGTTTCTAAGACCAGCGCCTCTACCAATTGGACTACAAGCGCATTATAATAAGTTGTCTGGTGCGCTATTCTACCTTATTAAGCATAGACGAAGCGTGACAACTCTGCTTTCTGGTGCGGGTTGATGGAATCGAACCACCGACACTCGGTATGTAACACCGATGTTCTACCTCTGAACTAAACCCGCATAAATGGCGGAAGAGTGAGGTCTCGATCCCCAAACCATATTTCAGGCTCCTTTCGTTTTCGAAACGAAGGCCAGTCCCACTGGCTTACTCTTCCATAAACTGGCGGAGTGGCAGGTATCCGACACCTATCCCCTTTCGGGGACCATCCGCTTTCCAAGCGGTGCAGACTCCTTGCCTGTTGCTCACTCCTAATTGGCGGAGAGTATAGGATTCGAACCTATGGAACCGGGTTAGGGCCCAACCATTTAGCAAACGGCCGCTTTCGACCACTCAGCCAACTCTCCATTATACATTAAAAACCAAACTGCTTCTTTACAATAGCAACTGCCGCTTCAAATGCCTCTTCCAACTGATTGTCTGTAGGACCATCACCTAGAATTTTACGCATTTCCTCAATTGCCGCTGCCTTGGTTTCCTCTGAAATCTTGAACATTCTGATTATCTCCACTAATCTGACTATGGATATTTAAATCCGATAGAACGAACCCTATTACTATACTCAATAAAAAGAACACTGTCAAGCGAAAAATCATTTGGCGCTTCAAATAGTTTTCATCCATATATATCTTCCTAAATGGTCTAGGTGGCTGGACTTGAACCAACAGCCTTCCCGCCCCAAACGGGATGCTCTGCCAATTGAGCTACACCTAGATAAAACTGGCACCGGAGCCAGGAGTCGAACCTGGGCTTGCAGTTTTGGAGACTGCCGTGCTACCGTAACACTTCACCGATATTGGATGCGGACCCATGAGTCGAACATGGCTCTCTTGCTTATGAGACAAGAATGGTCTCCGGACCACCTGACCGCAAAACTTGCTGTCCCTCACGTCTTGGAACGAATGTTGTCTAGCATTGCGACACTCCATAAAGGCTGTGTATCTAGATCAAACATGGTGCTGATAGTTGGAATTAAACCAACCTATAACGCCTTATGAGAGCGCCTCGACATCTTGCCGACCTACCAGCATTAAATGGCCTTCACGGCAGGAGTCGAACCTGCATTTTCATCCAGTTACCTTACTCTCGGTTCGTAGCCGAGGGGGATACGTGAAGATATTGGAGCGGGCGAAGGGAATCGAACCCTCGTCTTTAGTTTGGAAGACTATGGCTCTACCATTGAGCTACACCCGCAATTGGATGATCCGGTCAGACCATCAAAAAACTTAGTGGGAAGTTTGATCCTAGTGAAAGAGACTTCCCATCGACCCAGTCTTTTCTTCACTGAAATGAAGAAAACTTAGTCTAACTCTCATTCATACTTATTTTGAGTCGTTATGAACTTAACCGCTTTCGCTCGACTATTGGAGGATCCGGTCGGGCTCGAACCGACAGCCTTGGGATTAAAAGTCCCTTGCACCACCTATTGTGCTACGGATCCAAAATAAAGTAGGAACATAACACTCTCCATACCTTCTCGGAGATCAACCCGATATCTTACTTCGCAGAGTCAGCGTCCTGTTGTTATGTTCCAAATGGTAGACCGAGAGGGATTCGAACCCACGACAAAGGGATTAAGAGTCCCCTGCTCTACCAACTGAGCTATCGGTCCATAATTGGTCACCCATAGGGGTTTCGATCCCCTTTTTCCTGCTTGAAAGGCAGGCGTCCTAGCCACTAGACGAATGGGCGGTATTGGCTCGGCGAGTTGGACTCGAACCAACCTTCATCTCGGTTAACAGCCGAGTGCGATCACCAGGATTGCTATCGCCGAATATTACTCTATTGAGAGATGCACCCTAAGCGTATATGGTTCAAGGCCATATCTTTAGGCTTATAAGGATGCACCCATCAATAAAGTAATTGGAGGTGCCGATGGGACTCGAACCCACATAAAACGGTTTTGCAGACCGCCCCGTAACCAGTTCCGGGCACGGCACCTCAGTTATAACCCTATTCACAATGTCAAACAGCGGTAGCTAGGCAATCTTATACTCCTTGAACTTACGCTGAATAGATACAGCGCCAGTTGCCTTCAAGCGAGCATAATCTCGGAATGCCGAGCCGTCTTTATTATGATACTCTTTGCGGTAGTTAATCCGACCGTTAGGATCGGATGCCTCTACCACCCAGTAGTAGTCACGCTTTACGGTTTCGTCTTTCATCCGTACCTCGTTTCTGTCATCGTTCGCATACTATATAGCACACAAAACGCATAGTCAAGAACTTTTTTCGAAAAAAAGTGCGTCAGGTTGTCGCACCGTGTCCTTGACTTCTACCCTCTCGTCTCACTGTTCGCATACCATACCACAAGGAATCGCTTGGGTCAAGAACTTTTTTCAAAAATCTGATGCGACAGTTTGACGCACCCTTAGTCTATTGATTTTGTAGAATGTTTACATACCACTCGACAAGACCTTCATCGTTTCGCAAATGATCTTGCCATTGCTTCTCGGACATCTGTCCAGACCTATAACACTGTAGAAGCAACTCAAACTTTTCCATCACATGCTCCAAAGTTGGTAGGGGTGCCAGGTAACGCTCCTGGTCGAGAACGGTAATCGGCCGCTAAAGGGTTTATAAGTCCCTCTTGTGTCTTACACCCACCCCCATAAAATGGCGGTCCCAGAAGGATTCGAACCTTCAACCTACCGCTTAGAAGGCGGTTGCTCTATCCTGTTGAGCTATGGAACCAAATCTCTATTGTCTGAATAGTATATAGCACACAAAACGGAAAGTCAAGAACTTTTTTTGATTTTTTTTTTCACTTTTTTGGAATCTATTCCGCAAACTCTGCCAAGAATGCCTCATTTATATCACCTTTGGAGACCTTTGTCAAGACAAATCTTGGAGTGAATCCAGCAAAGCCTCCGCCGTTCGACCAGAAGTTACTCCATTCCTTGGCATCGTCCTCAAAGAAAAACTCCGCAACAACCTGTGCGGTTGCCTTTTCAAAGACATACCAAATCAGTTCTTCGTTTTCATTGAACTCATGGTAATATGTATAATGTCGGCTCATACCTTTAGTCCTCTAAACTTGCTGGTTTTGTCTGTCTTGCTTCTATCAAAAACTGGTCTCTCTGGTTCTTCCTGTCCAGAGTCCGCCAAGTCTTGTGCCGATGCTTCAACATCATATAGTTTCATTCTTGCTCTGTCAACCCCTATCACAAATCTTTTGTTTATGCCTGGATCATTGTATCGGTTCTTTAGCTGCTTCACCATAATCTGATTTAGTTGTGACAGTTGTTCCGTTACGACAAGAGCAAAGAAGAAGTCGGCCGTAGCGGGAAGACCGAATGACTCGGAAGTATCTTCCATACCTGGATCAGAACTTGTGTATCCGCTTCTGGTCAACTGTGTGGCAGACCAGATTGGAACATTGAACTCTACCGCTAGACCTCGAAGCTCTTCGGCAATCGCTTTAACGTAGGTATAACTATTAACACCATTACCAGGCTTGATACGGGATGACGCACAAATATTGAGATAGTCGACCATGATAACATCTGGTACGAATCCTTTCTTGAGGTTTAGTTCGTTCAACAAGGAACGAAAGTGGATAGTTGATGCCGTTGCCGTGGCATACTCTTTGATAATCAGTTTACCGTTTGTCTTTTGCTTTAGTGTATCAATTCTCTTATCATACAAATCTTTTGGTAATGCTTGTAAATCATCAAATGTAATGTTCATTAGATTGGCGTCGATACGCTTGGCAACTTCTTCTTCGGCCAACTCTAATGTGATATAAAGAACGTTCTTGCCCATAGCAAGATAACTAGCAGAAAAATGACAAAGAGTAAGAGATTTACCACCGCCGACACCACCCATAACAACATTGAGAGTTTTTCTCGGAACGCCATTCTTTGTAATCTTATTGAATAAATCCAAATCAAACCGCAAGCGTTCTTCCACACGGTGATAATGTTCATATCGTTCTACAGCATTTTCAAGATAATCGTGACCAACATTCGGATCGAAAGATATAGCCAGAGCGTCAGACAACAAAGTAGGTATAGCGCCCTTAGATAGTTTTCCCTTCCCATTCATAATCTCCAGTGATTGTGTAATGGCATTGTAGATTGCTTTCTCTTGACAAAACTTTTCGGTGTTGTCCAAAAGCCAATCTTCGTTTGTTTGATTTGTATCATCTTTGAGTTGTTTTAGTGTCTCTTGGATATTCTTTACAGTATCGTCAGTCGAACCACGAATATTGTCCACCTCAATGGACAATGCATCAAAAGTTGGTTGCTGATTATACTTGAGAATGAAGTCGGCCACTTCTTTGAAAAGTAGCCGATCTTCACCATTAGAGAAATAATCCTCTTTGAGGAAGGGTAGAACCTTCCTCGTAAAGGACTCATTCTTGATTAGATTTTTCAGTATCGTTTGTTCGAGTCTCAATGTTCATCCCATTCTCTGCTTCCGATGCATCCAATAACAGTGTATTGAGAATTAGACCTAATACAGTATTGAACTTCTCATTCTTTCGCAAGGTCATCATTGACAAATCGTTTGTCTTGATAATCTCATAATCATATTGGAGTTTCGGCGTGCCATCTTCTTCCATCTTGAATTTGACAACTGTATAACGATAGCACACTCCAGCGAATGGGTCAAGCATTAATTCAATTGGGCATGTAGAACCTTCTTGTTTTTCGTCAAAAAGGTCATCTCTAAATCGAAAGTCAGTTCCCATTTCCATCTTCTGTCTCCACTTCTACATTATATTTGCCATACATGAAATCTGCCTGACAACCTTCATTGATAGCATCTAGTATTTCAGGTGTAAAGAACTTCTCTGGGTTCTTCTTGATCTGGCTTTCGAATGCCTTTGATCCATCAGGAAACTCATACTTGTTTGAAATCTTCTTGACGATGCCATAGCGTTCTGCCAAATCAAGCAGACCATAATACTTGTCTAGACCTGCCTGATAGTTTAGCCAAGTCTCAACTTTCTTATCTTCAATAGTCATACGAGACTTCTTTAGATGTGCGGTAATAACTGCACCAGTTCTGCCATTGTCATCGTCTAGTGCCTTATCTTTCTTCTTTGATAGGAAGATAATTGTAGATGCGGCATACTCTAGACCAGAACCACCACCCATCTTCTTCATTGGCACATAAGATCCAACAACATCATAAACGTGATTGGTGACGATTAGTGGAACCTTAGCCTTACCGAGTTTCAATGTAAGAACACGGAAGGCACCTCGAACCAATTGGGCTCTGGTCATGTCTCTTGTGTCTTTACCGTCAGCAATATCTGCCATTTCTTTATCTGTAGAAAGATTGCCAAGAGAATCCAGAACAAAAAGCATCGGTGGCTTTTCTTTGCCATCAAGATACTTGTCCAGAATCTTTACTGCCTGCGTTCTAAACTCCTGCACAGTAGCCACAGGAACAATGCCAACACGCCTTGCGTCAATGCCACGATCAACAATGAATTGTCTGGAGATAGCGGACTCGGACTCAAAGTAAAATACAAAGCCATTTGCGTTGTCCTCTAGAAACTGCTTTACCACATTCAATGCGTAAAAGGTCTTACCAACAGAAGGCTCACCAGCAAATGCTGTAACCTTGTTCTGTGGTAGACCTCCATAGATTGAACCAGATAGCAAGGCATTCATAGCATAGCTGCCTGTGCCAATGAATCCTGACACATCACCAGCGGCAACACCATCATCAACAATGCCTGCATACTCGTTATCGATTTCTGATAATAGATTACTAAAAATATCTGACATATAGAATCTCCTTTTTGTCAGTTAGTAGGCAACAATCTCGTTACGCTACTTCTTTGAAATAGTTTTGTAACTCCTCACTCATTTCCTTTAGAACATGACCACCTACGCCAATACGGATGACATTACAAAGTTCCACCATATTTTCGGATGTGATCTTTTCGTCAGGCTTGAACTCATAAAGTTTACCCGGCGAATACCTATTGTCTTCTGTCATGAAAAGAAGTCCTCCAAACTTGATGTTCGTTCTGTTTTCCAATCAATAGCATCCAAAATGATCTTGAGTGGTTCGAGGAACGATTTCTCGAATTGCGTATTATAGTCGATATACTTGTGTAAGTCAAACTCTTTAGGTATATCTCCTTGTGGAAATGCAATCACATTTGATTGCACTGTGTTTGGTTCTTTCAGAAACACAAACTTGATCTTCTCACCACCTTTGATTAGTTGATACTTATTAGTAAGTTTATGAGTAGATAGAAAGTGATTGTATATGAGAGAACCACGAACATGGATAGGACAACCGGATCCATATATGCTTTTCTTGTCTGAATACTTATCCAGTCCATTGACGCCACGAGGAAATGCAATGTCCGCCAAAGGCAGAGTTTCAAATTCACTACGGAAAGTTTGAATGAAAGTTTGGATAGCTTCTTCATTTGCGTCAAAGATAACATCAATGGATTCTCTTAGTTTGTCTCTACATGCGGTCGGTGTCGATGACTTAATCATCTCTAGACCCATAACCTTCTTCTTGGGTTTGGCATACTGCACACCCTCGGAGTTATGGACATTTAGAATGTATCGCTTCTTGGCAGTCCAGATTGCTTTGTCTGCCAAGACCTCTCGCTTCATGACAATCTTTTGCTGAAAGACGTTAGTGTATTCGCCAAGCTCTCCGCAAGCCTTATCAATAACAGGTTGCAATTTACTTTCGCATACTCTGTCCATGAAAGCGATGGCTTTTGCAGTATCCTTAACATCGCCACGCAACGTCTGGCATACCACATCCTTAAGTGCAAGGTAAACTGAATCAGTATCGACTGCAATAACATAATCGCTCTCCGTTTTCAGTAGTTTGTTGAGATAGTTATTAAGTGATCTTTCGATCCAGCGTATTGACAATTGGCTCGTAGTCGTGATTGCAATCGCATTTCGTAAATCGAAAAACCGAAAATACTGTGAACCCATCGCACCGTATAGCGAGTTGAGCGATACTTTTTTGGAGAGTTGCAGGTTGTTGTATTTTGCAATGGTCTTTTTAAGTTCTTTCTTCTTTGCTTCGTCGATTTCATTTTCATATTGTGCTTGTGCATCCAACATTGCCTTCTTGTATATCTTACGATCAGCGAACATCTTTTCAACCATTTCAGCCATGAAGCCTTGCTTGTCACGGCGATAGAACTGACCGTTAGCAGCCAAACAAACGTTCTCTTCCTTTAGACATGATGTATCAATAGACTTATTAAGAAGGCCATCAACAGTGACATTAGCGGATATAATAGACCGCATACAATCGCTATAAGCACTAGGTTCGATAATCGTCTCAGGAGAGATATTGGTCCCCATAATAACAGACGGATACTCTGAGTTAACATCAAAACTAGCCACCCAATCATGGAAACCAGTAATAGGGTCTTTAACATAAGCGCCAACATAGGCAGCCTCCTTTTCGTGTCTTTCAATAGGAGGGACGACCACGTTTTTCGCCTTCAAATGATTAAAGCAAATAACGTCCCACATACGGACTTGTGCGAACACGTCCTCGTAGTTACATTTGTTATCATATGAAAGAGTTAGAGCAAGTTCAATAAACTTGTGCTTTTCATCAAGTCGGTTCACAAGATCAACGTCTTTGATGTTATAGTCAATGAACTTCTGATAATCTTCCTTGTAGAGATTATGAAGTGAACCAAATTCTTCATATGATAGTTTACGCTCACCTAGCTCAACATTCGCAATGTTGTCTAGACGATAGCTTTCTTGCGATTTGCCATCAGGAGCATATTTCTTATATAGTGCCATTAGGTCCAGAGTAGCCACACCAAGAATGGAATAACCCTGTCCCTTACGATTCATGCCAAGATCCAGTGTCTTGGCATTGATAACGTTCCATGGCGAAAGTTTCTTTACTTCATCACCATACAGTTTAGAAATACGATTTACAAGATAAGGAATATCGAACTGTTCTACGTTCCAACCTGTAATGATATCCGGATGATCCTGTTGCCACCAGCCAAGAAACATGCTAACAAGTTGAAACTCGTCGGCACATCTATAATACACCACATCATGGCGCTTGGTGTTATATGGACCTGTTCCAAATGTATGGAAGACGCCATCAACCAATACCGTGATTGCTGTCAACGGTTCATTGGCGAGTTCTGGTTCTGGAAAGCCATTCTCGGAGCCAACTTCGATATCGATATTGGCTATACGGATTTGCGAGGCGTCCCAGTCAATCGTACCAGGAAACTCGTCGGCGATGAAACAATAATGATATTTCTGATTGCCATAAACCTTGAAGTTATCCACACCTTCATACTGTTTTACGAAATCTCGGCACTCTCGGATGTTGCCTGGTTTTATAGGTGCGACATACTCACCGTAAATGGTGGTATACTTGATAGGCTTATTCGCAGCGACGAACAAGGTGGGGTTGTAATCCACCTTGTGTCGCACACGACGACCGTTTTCGATTCCACGGTATAGGATTTTGCCACCCCATACCTCAACGCTCGTATAAAGTTTTTTCATTAAGGCTTAATAATCTCTGATCTTGGAAGGACTAGACCACCAAACATAGAGGTATACTGATTGACAAACTCATTGATTGGTGCAGCGATATATGTAACATGATGACGATTGATTGTCAAGTGTTTATCGTCAGTCCACTGTGTATAAGGACCGAATGCCACCTTTGGATTGTTCTGATCCGCAGTTGGAATAACAACGATGCGAACCGGATTCTTTACCGTGATAGTGGTCTCTGTCTCGCTGATAAGTTCTCCAATGAACTCCTCGCCAGTCATCATGTGAACAAGTTTTAGATTTTCTGTCTTAGCCATTAGTCAACAATCTCCATCAAAAGGTCGTAAACACCGACCGTTACCCACTTCTCTGGAATTAGAGTAGTGCGATTACCATTCTCATTCACGAATGAATAAGAGTTATCAAGATCCATAATCTTGACAATTCGTTCCCACTTGCCATCAAAGGCACGCTGCTTGAATGCAGTCTCTAGGACGTGCATGTTGCTTTCACTTGAAGGTACCATGTTATTCTCCTTTTACTGAACACCCATCAATGACAATTCAGCTAACAACTCGTTGTTTCTAATTTTTAGCAATTCTTTATTTGCAGTATGATTCGTTTCTTCTCTCAACATAGCAATATCTGTCTGAACCTTACATTTCAATTCATGTTCGTTACCATTATCATCAACAAGATAATATCTTTCTAGAATGTGCATACCATATTCTCCTTAGTCCCACAGGTTCTGATAATACTTTCCGAATAGTCGGAAGCCGTTCTGAATGCGTTCATTATAACGCTTCATGCCTTCATAGTCAACC